CAACCCTCCGCTCTTGCAGTCAGCGAACGCGCACGTCAAGGTGGCACGTCTTGCCGTCGCACTTGCGGCATGCACCTTCAGCACGGATCGCGCAGGGAGGAAGCTGTTGGTCACACAAGCGCACGTCAGCGGAGCGCTCAAGTTCCTCGACGGCATCTACAGTCGTGACACGTTCGGATACCGCCGACGGAGCGAACAGCAACTAGAGACGACGCATCGTGCGATGCAGAACATGAATGACGCGAAGGGCTGGCTCGACAGCAACGAGGACCTCCTCATGTTCCTGTTGTCGGTTGAGTCCGGAGCGTTCCGACGCGAGATGGTCGAGCAGATCCTGAACCGCAGTCGTGAGGAGAGCAATGGCATCACCAACACCTTGTTCTCCCTCGGTCTTGTCAGCCCGAACGGACAGTCACTCAAGATGACTCCGACGCTGCACAAGCTGCTCCGTGAGATTCAGGAAGAGAGGATGGGATGAGGGACCCAGACGCAACCGATGAAGAGAAAGCGATGGACGAAGAGTTCGACGCCGCAGTAGCCAAAGCCTTCAAGGATGAAGGTCTGATGGTGACACAGTTCGCCATCGTGGTAGAGGTTGCTGATGGTGATGGCGGTACTCACCTAGTCTTCCATGAGAGCGAGAGCATGTCACCGCACCTGCGTTCCGGCATGTTGCAATCCGCTCAGGTGGACTGGCCGAATGGAGATGAAGACGATGAATAAGCCGTTGACAGCGGTGCTGGGATGCGGTCCGTCAGGTCTGCTCGCTGCACATGCTCTGGAGATGCGGAGCGTTCCGTTCGTCATCCTGTCGAAGAAGCAGAAGTCTGTCCTCGGCGGTGCGCAGTACAGTCACATCCCGATCCCCGGCTATCACGACACGGATGACAGTGAAGTGAAGCTGACGTACGAGGTGATCGGGTCGCCAGAGGTGTACAAGGAGAAGGTCTACGGAAACGCTCCTGTGCCGTTCGTAAGCATGACGCACAGGCGGGACGGGGAGATTGTGCCTGCCTGGTCCCTTACGTCGCTGTACGATCAGCTCTGGGACACGTACGTGGACCGTATCGTCGACGTGCCGCTGTCACCGGAGCGCGTGTGGCGCCTACTGGAAGGCTTCGACCTCGTGCTGTCCTCCGTGCCATTGACGAGGCTGTGCAAGGCGACCGTCGATCCCGACGTGCAGCACTGGTTCAAGTCACAGCCCGTCCGCATCTACAACGAGGCGGTCGATCCGTCGCTTCCCGACAACACGATTCGATACGACGGGACGGAAGAGCACAGCTACTATCGGATGAGTCGCATCTTCGGTGTGGGCTCGACGGAGTGGGGCGGCACAGGTGCGGTCCCTCCGCTTCCTGACCTGATCAGTGTCAGCAAGCCGATCGGCACCAACTGCGACTGCTTCGAGTCAAGCATCGAAGGTGATGACGTGCCGTATGGCCTCGTCAAGATCGGTCGCTTCGGTACATGGAAGAAGGGTCAACTCACGTTCCATGCGTACAACCGCGTCATCGATGTGTTGGCGCTGCGCTTCGGAGTCGGCGTATGATCTGCACAGAGTGCGGTCGTCATCTGAAGCCTGTCGTCGCCGTTGACATCGACGGAACGCTCGGCAACTACCATGAGCACTTCACGGTCTTCGCGGAGATCTACCTGAACGAAGCACTGCCGCATGACTACGACGGTGGTCAGGAGTTCAGCGAGTATCTCGGTCTTGACAAGCGAGTCTATCGCGACATCAAGCTCGCGTATCGTCAGGGTGGCATGAAGCGATCGATGCCGATGTACGACGGAGCCGACAAGTTCATGCAGTGGATGCATGACGAAGGCATCGAGCTATGGATCGCGACGACGCGTCCTTGGCAACGGCTTGACAACGTTGATCCCGACACGAGAGAGTGGCTGCGTCGTTGCGGCATCCCATACGACTTCATGATCTACGGCGATGACAAGTACGATCAGCTCTACCTGCTCGTTGATCGCCATCGCATCCTGACCGTCATCGACGACCAGCCGGAAGCGTGTCAACAGGCGGCGACACTTGGACTGAACGCTCGTCAGCCCATCCGTCCTCACAACGAGGGCGACAAGTACCTGCTTCGGTTCAAGTCGTTCAACGCGATGACGCAGGAGATCGGCTTCATGAAGCGAGACTGGGAGGAGAAGCATGGAGCGAGATGAGTACTTGGATGAGCTAGGTGCGTTCAGTCGGTCGATCACTGACACGTGTCCCGACAGTCTGTTCGTCACCGTCATCGCACGTCACTGGCTGCAAGACGTAGCACCTGCACGCGCCAGGGACTACGGCATGGAGTTCTGGCAGCGGTTCGGCGCGGTCGGTGTCTTCTACCAGTTGCTCAACTGCTGGTATCGTTGGCGTCACACGATGACGAAGCGTGACACCATCGTTGACACGTTCGGATACGCGGTGCTGTTCGCCTTGTCGCTCGAGCAGCATGCGTCCGACATCAACTGGCGGTCCGTGTGGTTGCCTGCGACACAGCCGGAGATCGTTGAGTGGCAGGAGTACATGATCATGGAGGTCCTCGACGTCGGCATGCAGTACGAACCGCAACCGTCGCACGCTTGGATCGCTCTGCGCATCGCATACGCGCAGTGGATGCACGCGAAGGAGTTGGCATGGACGTAGTCAAGACATGGGTCATGGGCGGTTCACCGAACAGCATCGGAGCAGCGATCGCGGAGGCGGTCGTCAGTGAAGGTGTTGATCACCTTGTCTTCGCGACGACGAAGGAAGAGCTCGACTGCCGCAACTGGTCGGACATGGCAGACTGGGTGAAGGAGTACGGTCCGTTCGATCGGGCTGTGTTCGCCGCAGGTGTTAGTCATCTGTCGTACATCGATCTTGAAGAGCAGGACATGGTCCGTGACGTGTTCAACGTCAACGTCAACGGCTTCATCGGCATGCTGCAAGCGTTGACCAGCGTTCAGGACTACGGCAACATCCTCGCCATAGTGTCCGACGCGTCACGTACACCGATGCGCACGTCGTGGGCCTACTGCGCGAGCAAGGCGGCTCTCGAGATGGCTGTGCGGTGCGCAGCGCGTGAGCTAGCACCGTGGCGCATCAACGGTCTGTCACCAAGCACGGTTGAAGGCACCGACATGACACGCCACAACGACTTCGTCATCCCGCTGAAACGAGGATGGTCCCCGAGGGAAGCGAGGCAGTACGAGATGTCGATGGTCCCCATGAAGCGTCGTGTGACGCGGGAGGAGGTTGCACAAGCAGCGATCGACATCCTGAACGGACCGGAGTTCATGTCGGGCAACATCACGTTCCTCACAGGAGGGAAGTCATGATCGAGCAGTTGAAAGCGCATCAGGTGGCGATGTACGTGGAGAACGTGTTCTCCGCTGTTGACTCGATGGTCTCGCTCGGGTTCGACGAATGGATGTGGGACGAGGCGTTGCTCGTCGGCGAAGTGTACGGACGTCCGATGGAGACGAAGGCGACCATGGCGTTCAACTACCAGTTCGGTCCGAACGAGCTTGAGTTCCTGCGGTACTGGGGTCCGTCATGGCACACCGACGCAGGTCGCACCAGTGAAGCAGGTACACCGACGCATCCGTTCCTGTCACACCTGTCTATCAAGTGCGAGGACCTGGATGACGCAGCGCATGACATGAACCTTGAGCGCTTCGACGTCGTGCAGTGGTTCAAGACGCAGGATCACAAGAACCCGCTGCTCCTCGAGCGGAAGCAGTCGTTCAACGAACGGGTCTACGGAACGCGGCACCTGTTCGGTTTCGACATCAAGCTGATCACGAGGGTAATCGGATGACACTCAAGATCGGGAAGGCAGTCATCTGGTACTGCACCATCGACGAACGCGGATGCGGCTTCTTCGGTTTCTACAAGCCGGAGTCAACGATCACGCGACGGAAGTGTCCAGCTTGCGGTTTGTTCAGTCCGTACCGCATGATTGAGGGCGAGCTTGCAGAGTTCAGCATCACGGAAGCTCCCACGGTGTCACAGGAGGGAGGTCACGAGTGAAGTTCGTATCGCTGCACCACCATTCGACGTACAGCTTCTTGGATGGATACGGTCATCCGTCGGAACACGTGCAGCGAGCGGTCGATCTTGACATGCGCGCTCTCGCCCTGACGGAGCATGGGAACGTGAGCAGCCATCCGAAGCTTGAGCGAGCCGCGACGGAAGCGGGGATCAAGCCCATCTTCGGATGCGAGTTGTACTGCGGTGCGCCAGGGATGCAGCGGAAGAACCACCTGTCGGTCTGGGCGCAAGATGAGGAGGGATATCGCAACCTGCTTCGGATGCTCACCATCGCATGGACGAAGGAGGAAGACGGTGGCGGGTTCTACTACCAACCGACGGTACATGGGAACGTTCTGTCAGATCATAGTGACGGACTCATTGTCGCTTCCGGCTGCACAGGCAGTCTTCTCGCTACTAGCCTCATCGGAGGGAAGAACATCGAGCCTGAGGATGCGTCGTACGATCGTGGTCTTCGTGTCGCCTCTCGGTTCAGGTCTCTGCTTGGTGACAGGTATTATCTCGAGACACAAGCCTTTCCAGAACTCACCGACGCAACGTGCAAGATCAATCCGCTTCTGGCACGCATCAGTCGGAAGCTGAAGATCCCTCTCGTCGCGACACAGGACGTCCACTACTGCATGCCTGATCACAACGAGATGCAGGTGATCCTCCATGCTGTGCGACCCGGACAGAACCTGTCGTACGAGGAGCAAGCACGTTCATGGGGATACGATGTGCTGCTCTGCCATCCGCAGTCTGACGCGGAGGTTGTCAAGAAGCTTGTCGGCACAGGTCTGACACCTGCACAGGCGCAGGAGGCTGTGGAGAACACAGGCGTCATAGCGGATCGCACAGCGCTCACACTGCCGAAAGCGGCACCGCTGCACTTCCCGCTCCCGCGAGGCGTAGCGACCACTAGGATCCTGTGGATGGACCTCCTGCGTGAGGGCTGGCGGTACAGGCGCATCAGCGACAAGGAACGTGTCGACGAGTACGCAGCACGGCTCAAGTACGAAGTGGAGATGATCGAGTCGAAAGACTTCATCGACTACTTCCTGATCGTGTCAGACATGGTGCGATGGGCGAAGGATCACGGCATCTTCGTCGGACCTGCACGGGGAAGCGCAGCCGGAAGCCTCGTGTGCTACCTGCTCCGCATCACGGAGGTCGACCCGATGCTGTTCCGCGACCTGATCTTCGAACGCTTCATCGACACGACGCGCATGGACCTACCTGATATCGATCTTGACTACGACGACAGGCGACGACACGAGGTCTTCGAGTACCTGTCCGACAAGTACGGTCACGAGTATGTCTCCATGCTCGGAACGTTCGGGACGTACAAGCCGAAGCTCGCGCTTGACGATGTCGCACGTGTGTTCCGCGTGCCGCAATGGGAAGTCAACAGCGTCAAGGACCTGCTCCTGGAGCGGTCGTCCGGTGACCTGCGTGCATCCGCAGGCATCGAGGACACCGTCGCAACGTTCGACGAGGCGAAGAAGGTGTTCGACGAGCATCCCGATCTGTACAAGTCCATGAAGCTTGAAGGCATGGTGAAGGGGATGGGTCGTCACGCGGCAGGAGTGCTCGTGTCATCAACGCCGCTGACGGAGACGTGCGCGGTGTATGGCGAGACGGTTAGCATCGACAAGCATGACGCGGAGTATCTGAACCTCTTGAAGATCGACAATCTCGGTCTGAGCAACTGCGGGATGCTTGACGAAGCGGCACAGCTACTCGGAGCCGACATCAACCTGTTCTACGAGCTACCACTTGACGACCCTGCGACGCTGCAAGGTTTCAAGGACGATGACCTGACAGGCATCTTTCAGTTCGACGGACGTGCGATGCGCATCGTGAATCGCAACCTGAAGCCCGACAACTTCTACGAGGTCTGCACCGTCAACGCTCTCGCACGTCCGGGACCGCTTCACAACAACTCCATGATCCACTACGTCGAAGTCAAGCATGGTGAGCGACAGCCCGAAGCGGTGCATCCGTTGTTCGATGACATCGTCAAGGACACGCAGTGGCAGGTCGTGTATCAGGAGCAGATCCTGCGCATCGTCCGTGAGATCGGCAACTTCGACTGGACTGCGGCTGCATCCATCCGCAAGATCATGTCGAAGAAGCAGGGAGAGCAAGCGTTCAACCGCGAGTGGGAGCGCTTCTGGAAAGGTGCGAAGGAGAACGGGTTCACGGAGGACCAAGCGAAGAACATCTGGGGACTGTGCATCACGGCAGGAGCGTACGCCTTCAACGCTGCACACTCCGTCAGCTATGGCATGCTCGGATGGTGGACGATGTGGTTGAAGCAGCACCATCCCCTGGTCTTCTACGTGTCCGCCTTGCGACGCCTGCCTGACAACACGAGCAGCGGTAGCAAGGCGTCCAAGCATCACATGCTGATGCGTGACGCGGCTCGGCACGGCATCAAGGTGCAGCCGCCTGACATCGAACGAAGCGAGGTGACGTGGACGTCGGTCGGTGACGACACGTTGCTCGCAGGCTTCGAGCAGATCCCTGGCGTCGGTAGTGTGATGGCGCAGAAGATCGTTGACTACCGTGATGACGTCGGATTGCAAGAGTGGGAAGATCTCATCAACGTCAAGGGCATCGGGAACAAGACCATCGCGAAGTACCTGGAGTGGGTGTACGCCGAAGATCCGCTGCAGATCTACACGCTTGACCGTCAGCTCGAGAAGATCAAGAAGGAGATCGAGAAAGGCAAGCTGCGCGGCAGGAACGGCACGCTTCCGACACCGACGCACACCGTCGAAACGTTCCCTGACGGCAAGGGCAAGGACATCAGCATCGTGTGGATGGGAAGCATCGTCAACCGAAACCTCCGCGATCTCTACGAGGTGAACTTCAGCCGCACAGGTGTAGAGCTTGATCCTGAGACGGTGAAGGACCCGAACTTGCGTGAGTGGGTGCTGCTACACGGCACCGACGGCGACGACATCCTGACGATCACGATCGATCGTTGGAAGTACCCGCGATTCAAGGAGGTGGTGTGGAGACTGAATCTCGCCAAGGACATCGTGTTGATACGCGGTGTCAAGAAGGGACACATGGCTCAGAAACAGCTTTACGTGTCGGAGATGTGGGTCCTCGAATGAAGGAAGGTCTGACATGAAGAAGACGATCATGGCCGTCATCGCGACGGTGTTGGTGATGAGTGCGCTGTCCGCAGGTGCGGACCCAGCCGCATTGACGCAGGTGAGTACGGATCGCGTGCTCGGAAGGGGATTGCACCTGACGCACTGCATCCGTCAGCCCAACAACGCTAGGGAGTGGCGCAGGTTCAGCACGTGTACATCGCGCAACGATGACGCGGTGCAGCAGTGGGGTCATCGCATGGACGTGTGCTTGGCCATCTACCGCGTCAATGAGCGCAACGATGACGCGTACAGCACGGCAGATCCGTTGGTGCTTCAGACGGCTCCTGGTCTTGCACCAGCAGACCTCGGAGGACCAGCCAAGTTCCTGATGCTGTGGAAGCAGACAGCGTTCTGCACCGCCTAGAGACGGGGAGGTCTCATGAATCGACAGAAGAAGCAAGGCATCGCGTTCCTCGTGCTTGCCGGAGTGCTGTTCGTTGCGGGTCTGGTGGTGTTGCAGTCCGCGAACGCACAGGCGAAGAACCCTGACTGTCGCGGTCTTGCAGGTGCAGAGGGATCGCAGCGTCAGGTCAAGCGTACGATCTGGTGCGTCGCGAACAAGCTTCCGCACGTGTCAGCGCATCGTGCCGTGCGCATCGCTGACAGGGAGACTGGTCTCGGTCAGGACGAGGTGAACGACGGGAGCGGCACGTGCGGCATCTTCCAGCATCAACCGCATCTGTGGTCCGGCCGCTATCGTGACTTCTACGGAAGCAAGCGTTGGGGTCCGGGACCGAACAGGTGTCTGCACGACAGGGTCAACATCATCGTGTCACTCACGATGGTCAACCGAGGAGGGTGGGGTCCATGGGAGTAGACCTGAGACTGCTCAAACGCAGGAACGGCGATGGACCACCTGTCGATCGCCTGTCATACGGATGGCGAGTGTTCGGAGTGTTGTTCGTAGTGTTCGCAGGCGCGATGTTCTGGGTCGGCGTGTGGCACACCGTCGCGTGGCTGATCGGAGTGCTGTGATGATGAATACGATCAACTGCTTCAGATCGACGTGTCGTGCGGTGCTGCTCATCATCCCTGTCGGTGCGTCGCTCAAGTTCGAGGGGACGATGCAGTGCAAGTCGTGCCTCACGACCTACACGACGACCATGCTGACGGATGTGACGCTGACATGAGCGACAAGAGAATCACGAAGAGGGACGTAGTGCAGCCCACCGTCTATCTGACGTCACGACTCGTTCGGAAGGCGGAACAGACACGCATCGAGGAGCAGGCGGCGATCGCATGGGACTGGATCCTCGCGCTGCACAAGGAAGACATGAAGCTGGAGGAACTCGGAGCGCTCATGTTCATCTACGGCTACATGATGCGCGACTGGATGCATGCGCAGGAGGTGACGTTCTGATGACGCTGTTCTCGTGGACGTGTCTGCCGTGCGGCTTCGTCATCACGTTCGCCGATCAGGCGACGTACAAGGGGATCACGCAGAAGACCGACAAGGATCTGCCGAACCGCTTGACACCGCTCACACGTTGTCCGTCGTGCGGAGAGCACAAGTGGTCAGACGGCACGGCGAGGAACGTGTGATGAAGTGGTTCGGCTATCTCCTGTACAGCCGAGGCCAACGACGCGGGCTGATCAGCGTTGACCAGTGTGACAAGTGCATGTCGCTCGTCCCTGTCACGGACAGCATGAAGCACAGGGACTGGCACCTGCGGACGGAACGACGCATTCGGGAAGCAACACGTGCCAACGAAGGGAAGATCGCATGAAGCTCCCCGTCATCCGTGCATCCAAGATGAGTCGTCAGCGATACAGGGAAGCCGTCAATCGCACTCGGTCCGACACAGCCCACATCGGTGCGAACACGGCTGTCGAGGCGCATGATGAGGACACGCACGTTGAGACAGTACACGTCCCTGTCAAGGAGGAGTCAACATGGAGGAAGAGGCTACGGACCGCTTGGCGAACGATCGGCGAATCCTTGCGGACACACTGACGCAGTTCGCCGACATGCGCTTGACACGTGTGCGTGGACAGATCGGTGCGATGTTGTGGGCTCGTTCAGGCGACGTGGCCGACTGGACGCCGGAGCAGTGCAACCAAGCGCTCAACCAGTTGTGGGAGATGCTCAAGCACGCGCTGTGGTTCAACGAGTTGAAGGCTCCTGCGCTGCGCCAGTACCTGCTCGAGTGGGATGCACGATGGGCCGAGACGAAGTTGGAAGGTACGTTTCAACCGTATCGTGAGACCGTACGCGACTGGGCTGCAGATCCGAAGAACCTGTTCCCTGCGATTCCTCGTTGGAAGGAGGATCTCGCTGAGAATCCGTGTCTGCTCGACTGGAGCATGCACTGGTCCGCGATCTGCGGTGCGACGGGCGACAGCTTCCGCTGGGACGACGATCGCAAGGTTGACAAGAGGAGACGACGCGTGATCAGTGGCGGCATTCTGATGGTCTGTCACTGGGATGAGAGCAGGTACGACAAGGCGAGGACGGGAGTGCAATCGAGGAAATGACGATCGTTAGTGTTGCTAACCACTTTCACATCTCCGCAGGTAGCGTGGAAGAGATCCCTTGCGCGTGTGTACGGGTTCAACGGGTCAGGCTGGTTATGAGGAACGACGGACAGGATCATCTCTCTCTGCTCTCTGCCATGTGTTGTCGTCTATCACAGGACGCTAGAGCGATCAGGGGACTTGAGCCGTTGAACCCGTGTGCTCGCGTACGCGGGAGAGGATGAGTGATGACGTATCAGTACAGCTTGTCGTCGGAGTTGCAGCGATGGCTAGTGCGGAACGATGCACAGCGGAAGCATGAGAACGATCTGAGGGGAAGGGGACTGATGGCGCCACTACCGACAGCACTCGCGGTTGATCCGGGAGGCACGACAGGTCTTGCGTGGGGACCGCTGCTCTTGGGCGCGTCGTCGAGCGTCCTTGATGAGCGACTGATCGACATGCTCGCGTGGGGACAGATCACGGGGACGGAGGAGCATCAAGCACGGATGATCGTGAAAGGTGCGCTGAAGATCGACGCACGTGTGATCATCGTGGAGTCGAGTGATCACTTCCTTCTCAAGGCAGGGAGCAACCTGTCGAAGTCGTCGCTGATCCCTGTGCGAATCGGAGCGATGGTGCGAGGCAACCTGGAACTCTTGCGCCACGATGGGTCCGTCAGGTGGGGAAGTGTCATCTACGAAGAGCAGACTCCGGCGATGACGAAAGGTGTGTTCAGCAAGGCGCGTATGGCGGCGCTCGGTCTGTCGCTTGGCCACGCTGACCGACACAGCGAAGACGCGCTGAAACACCTGCTGATGTACTTCCGTCGTCTGAAGGAAGGCAAGGTTACGATGCCACCAGGTGTCGTTGACGAAGCGAAGGAAAGGAGCGACGTGTGAACTTCCTTGCAGACTGTCTGATGCTCGTCATCGTTTGGTTCATCGTGTTCGCAGTGATCGTGAAGATCGGGGAGGCATTGACATGATGGGTGAAGACCCAGGACAAGACGTGACTGACAACCTGCACGACGACTTGGTCAGTAGCATCGCGGCGACAGGTGGTTGCACTAGTGCGCGGACCGGGCTGTATCTCGACTATCACGAGTTGGTTCACATCCGGGAGTTGGTCAAGGAAGATCCGGAGACGCCTGAAGACTTCCGCATCCTTGACAAGCTGACACCTGTCATCGAGACGTCGGAGGTGTCGCACCGCATCTTCGTGGAGATCGGCACGTGCGTCAAGGACATGGGAGGCAAGCCTGATGGTCGCTGAGGAGCAGGTCGTGCAGGCGCGTGAGACAGCGACCAAGATGATTCACGACATCATGGCGTCGGACAAGCGCAAGGTCTTTCGTTCGCTCATGGAGTGCAGCGCGTGTCTGACCGTCGTCAAGCGTGAAGACACGTTCTGTCGGCACTGCGGCAGACGGTTCGAATGACGGAAGACACGCGACGCAAGATGCACGGTTGGCTCGCCCTCTTCTTCGCTGCGCAGATCCCACTCGCTGTCGGTCTGTACTTCTACGACCTGCACCTGTTCAACGAGATCGGCATCCTCTATCTGGTCGTCGTCAGTCAGTGGGCACTTGTCGCGTCGCACTGGGCCGCGAAGGAGGCTGACACGGAGGACTGAGCGGATCGCACGCTGACGCAGGTTGCACGTCGGTCCGGTGTACCCTGCTCTGCGTTGCATGGCGCAGCGATCACAAGGGAGAGACGGCAGACCGAGATGCACGCTGAGGAGGACGGGGACTCGTGGTTCATCGTTGTCATCGTGTCGTTCACGATCGGGTTTCTGTTCGGCATGGCAGTGGCAGGCTTCTTCGCATGGTGGCTCGTGCAATGGGCGTTGGACGCGTGACGTCATGGCGGTGAAGTGGTCGGGTCCCACATGGGTCGCCGTGATCCTTGCTGTCGGTGTGTCGGTCGGACTGGTGGAGGCGATCTACTACATCACGCGAGACGTCAGCGAGCCGGGAGCCACCGCGCTTGGTGTCATCGTCGGTGCGATCGTTGGTGCGATCAGCACCTATCTGGGACTGCATCGAGAGGATGACGAGTAGTTCCCGTCCTTGCACTCACTCGCATGACGGACGTAGGATGCACGCGCTGCCATGCACGCGGTGTCGGTGCCTGTCAACTCCGTCAGGCATCGGCACCGCACAATCGGGAGGGATGAATGGATGAGACAGAAGCGGCACACGTAGTCGCGACAGTGTTGGAACGAGTCATCGAACCGACGGGACCAATCGAGTCGGTCGAGGATCAAGGTGACGGATGGATCCTTGTCGTCTTCACCAACGGCACCATCTTAAAGGCACAGATGCAGGAGGTGACGTGATGGACAAGCGCGAGCAGTTGGTCGAGGCACTGAAGGCGAACGGCATCGACCCCGACTTCGACAAGTGGCGCGACTCGCAGCAACTTGGCGCAGCGGTGCGCGAGGCAGTGTCGTCATGATCGCCGACATCATCTCTGCACTGACGCGCGACAACTGGTGGCTCGTCGTACTTGCCATCATCGTCGTGCTGTTCGTCATCATGCTGGTAAGGAGTGATCGATGAAGATCGTGAAGAAGAACGAGAGTTGCCAGGTGCTGACCGAGTCCGGTCGGTTCGTCGTGTCGTACCCGACAGAGGTCGAGGCACGTGCGTTCGTCACCGGCTACAAGACCGCGACGCATGACATCAGCGACCGTGTCTCACTGCGCACGTCGGAGCTGATCAGGGAGATCGGTGGTCCGTCGTGAACACCTGTCCGAACCCGCGTTGCACCATGGAACACAAGTACGAACGCACCGAGATAGAGACGTACGGATGCATGTCATGGTGGCATCAGTTCCTCGAGCTCCCCAACATCTGGCCGGAGAAGGTGCTGCGTCCTGTCAGCGCACAGCCCGACGGCATGGGTCAGCTCGCAGGTGAGATGGAGCCGATGGTCGGCGTTGACGTCGGCGGGATGAAGCACGTTGACTCGGTTCGCTCCGGTCCGCCTCCGACACGTGCAAGGCGTGCGGAGAAGACCACCGTCATGCCGCCGAACCCTGTGCAGGTGTGGCTTGACACGGACTGATGAAGCGCAGCGTGAAGCCGAACGTGTCATCAGTCGTGACGCACTGCTCGCGACGGGATGGCAGCTTGAAACGTGTGGCACGTGCGGAAGCATGGTCATCCTCGGTCACAAGGTGTGGACGCTTGCCTGTGCAGGCGTGCCGCAGTGCAGTTGGACGTGTCTCGCGAAGGCGAGCATGGGATCTTCGTTATGAAAGGGGAGACGTGCCAGGGAAGCCCGGACCGCACAGTGATCGGAAGCCGTTGTTCGTGGAGTTCGCTCCATGTCAGCGTCAACCCGATCTGTTCTATGCGAAGGACAAGGATCTCGTCCAGCGGGCGAAAGAGATCTGTCACACCTGTCCGGCGATGATTCGTTGTCGGACACACGCCATGCGTCAACGTGAACCATATGGCGTTTGGGGTGGGATGTCAGAACGTGATCGTCACCGTGTATGGCGCAGATTGCGTCGGCGCGTAGCGTAAGATGCACGGCAGACAGGGAGCCCATTGAGGCCAAGGAGGAATCGGGTATGGCTGCAACTGGTAAGAAGAGCACAGCGAAGCGTTCGGCAGCGAAGAAGACGCCGACGCTGAATCCGCAGCTTCAGGAGGCGGCGAGCGCAGCACTTGGAGCGTTCGTGCAGGTCGCTTTGGATGGTGATGCGCAACGTCTCCTGATCGCGAAGTCAACAGGTGTCAGGGCTGGCATCCGTGCAAGCGGAACGCTCGCTGACGGCACCAAGTTCGGTGTGAACATCTCGCAGAGGAAGTGAAAGGAGTGCAGCATGGCTGAGTGGGTGTACGACCCAGAACGATGGGCGGAAACACGACAGGTCCTCATCGCACAGGACCCTGACGGGAAGTGGCGTTGGTGGCGGAACCGCACAGGTCCCGACGCTCGCGTGGTGTCCTCATGCGTCAGTGGCGGTTTCGATGACGCCAAGTGGTGCTATCGGAACGCCGTCAAGGAGAACGTCGGTCTGAACGTTCCTGTCCCCGATGGTGTGGAGCCCATGACCGTCGTGGACTCCGACACGGACGGCGATCACGAGGACGAAGTGGAGACGCCGGACGTTCCGGTGACTCCGGAAGTTCCCGAGGAAGGCTGACATCATGGCGAAGCTGAAGGCGTCGGAATTCGAAGGCGATGGTGTCAAGCGTTCCGGCGTCTTCGGTCTCGCCAACGCATGGGAGAAGTTGCGATTCACGATGAGGACGGAGCAGGATCCCAACTCTCCTGCCGCTGATCCCGATGCCACACCCGACAAGTTCGAGCATGGTGGAGTCGAGGCGGATACCGATTGGCGGAACATCCGCGGATAGGAGAGAGGCATGGCACTACTGACGGAGCAGCAAGCGGTCCTTGGAGGTGCGGTCCCGACGTACACCGCTGTCGCAGCGTCCGACACATGGGCACCTGCAAGCAAGGGAAGCGGTGCTCGCTACCTGATCCACATCAAGAACGCAGGCGCGTCGCCTGACAACGTCAAGATCGACGACCCGAACTCCGTGCAGCCAGCCGGAGCGACAACGTTCGACCCCGACCTGACGGTGACGGTGACCAACGCGACCGAGAAGATGATCATGATCGACAACATCGACAGGTTCATCAACGCTGCGACGGGACTCGTGACCATCACTCACTCGTTCCAGACGTCGGTCACGATCGGCATCTTCCGCATCAACTGAGCGATGCCGTTTCAGAGCGAGAAACAGCGACGGTTCCTTTGGGCCAATCACCCGAGGATCGCACGTCGTTGGGCGAACGAAGCGAAGGCACGTCGCAGGAAGCGCACGGCGAGACGAAGGAGGAAGCGTTGACACCACTGAAGGTTCGCGCGATCGCAGAAGCAGCCGCAGCCATCGTCGGAGGTTGGGAACCAGGTGGTCCGCCAGGAGGAGGCGGTGTCAACGCTCTCGTCATCGCCAAGAACAACGACATCTTCCAGGCGTATGACGTCGGCGGCATGCAGCACATCCCCGCTGATCATCCGGAGTTGGCGCACAAGTGCAACGCGGGACTGGCGAACCGTCACGTCACGTCGTTGACACGGTTGGCCTCCGGCGAGATCATGGTCGGCATGGGAACGATCGGTAGTGCGGCAGGTGCGCAGATCTTCGATCCGGTCACGCACAAGTGGGGTCCGCTGATCAACGGGTCGCGCTTCATCCAGATGATGTCGCAGAACAGCAATCCGACCGACGGTGGCTGGCCTCGTTGGGCGGTCGGTCATCGGTACGTGCGCAGCACTGGCGAGCTCTTGTCACTTGACGAAGCGACCAACGAGTTGACCGGAGGAGAGTTCGGCTTCAGCACTCCGGAAGGTGCAGGCATCACGGTCGTCAAGGAGGACGGGTCGCCACGCAAGATCACTGGGACCGAACGTTGGGCGGTGCGCAACTTGATCCAGGTGCAAGGTGCATCGAGTCAGGTGCTCGCAGCCGTGTGGTTCGGTGGCATGGTCAACAGTCCCGGCGGTCTGTGGCACGTTGACACGGCGAACGACAACATCACGAAGATGTTCGATGGTGATGTTGAAGGCGTCGCGCAGCGCGGTCAGAATATCGTCATCGTGACGAAGACACGCGGCATCCATCGCTCGTCTGACTTCGGCAAGACGTGGACGGACATCACGGGGAACGCACCGAAGTCCACGTGGTGGCGCTGCGTCAACCTGTTGAAGAACGGCACGATCCTCATCGGTGGTTGCTTCCCCGTCAACTCGAACTGGACGTGGGCTCGGCTCGCTCCCAACGCCAAGGACTGGGAGAACCTGTCGGCGAACGTTGACAACCGCGATCTCACGTCGAACCAGTCATTCGTCCCTCCGAACGGTGCGAACCGCATGGGTGGACCTGGCTGCACGATCATCGACACGCAGCACGTGATGTTCAACGGAGAGCAAGTGCCGACGTGCAGCGGTGCAGGCGGAGTCGCATGGCTCTACCTGGACGGCATGTGTCGTCCGATGGCGTATGGCGGAGGCATCGTCGTGAACAAGGATGTCATCGCCACTCCCGACGGTCAGCACGTGTTGCTCGCGATGATGGACCACAAGGTGCAGGTCAGTCACGATGGTGGTCTGACGTGGGACAAGCAGGCGACGGGTCTCGGTGGTCCGAACGACTTCGGTGCTGTCGGACTGACCGGAAGCACGTTCCTCTCCCGTGGCGATGACGGGTCCAACTGGGAAGCTCCCATCAGCATGGACCTGCGGTGGAAGTCGTCAAGCAAGGACGCACGTCAGTTCAACCCGTCGTCGCCGCGTGTCGGCGGTTCCGGTGCTGTCGTCACGCTTGACGGCAAGGACGTGGCGAACGGTGCTCTCGAACGCTTCGGCGTCGCGGACATCAAGAAGCGACATCTGACCGGAGGATACCTCTGGGTCATCGGTCATGGTGCCATCCGTCTGAAGGTTGACTGAAGGAGGTCACATGGCATTCACGAAGAGGAAGCCGCATCCCGCGATCCTGAAGAAGGTCAAGAAGGCGGGATACAGCGGTGATCGTGCGATCCGCAAGGCGATCAAGATCGACAAGGTGCGCCGTGGTGGCTGAGATCGTTGAACGACTCGTTCCTGACAGAGGACAGTCGACGGAAGACGCCGACGGCAATCGCATTCCTGCGTCACGACCGACGTATGAGTGTTCGGAATGCGGTAAGGTCGCAGGCGGCGACGACAACTACTGTCGTTGGTGCGGCAAGAAGTTCAAGGAGAGGAAGGCAACGTGAGCGACATCAAGAAACTAACCATCATCGACGATGACGCGTTCAAGGTCGCGATGAAGGATGACAAACAGGACAGGGCGATCGGCGACAGGAACTACCTGTATCAGTGCTGCATTCGGGGACGCGGCTTCAATGGTCCGGGACAGGAGTTCCCTGCACAGGCGATCAAGCTTGGTCGTGAGAAGGCGCGTCAACTTGATCTCGAAGGTCCATTCCACTTCGCTGGTGAACCGAAGCACCAGTACAAGCGTTCGGAAGCGTTCGAGGAAGCCACGAAGCGACTCCGACGCATCGGACCGAATCACGACCCGATCGTGTTGCTGTCACACGAGTACGACCGACCAGGACTGGCATGGCGTGCGATCAAGCAGCCCGACAAGGCTGACGTCGCCGAATGGGTGCGCAACATGGAGATCATCGAAGTGCCGTGTTGTTCGTACGGCTTCGGGAGCATCCCTGGTCTGCCGTGTCCGACCAAGGGTGATTGCAGCGGCACCGTGAAGTGGGCTGTGGAACGTGCGACAGGCATCATCCTTCCGCACAGCGCAGCGGAGATGTACAACGACAACCGCATCGATCCGATCACCGATCCGGACAACGTCAAGTCAGGTGACTTCATCTTCTACTGGTTCGGCAGTGAACGCCGTCCCGCTGATGACGTCGCTCTGGTCTACGGTGATGCACGTTCCGGGATGCAGATCGGAGCACGTCCGTCGGTCAAGCCGGGATACAGTCATGACGGTGTGCAGATCTGGAGCATGGAGGCTCCGGGTGAAGAGTCACACCGTCTGCGGTTCGGACGATTGAAAGGCGCGTAGAACTACGATGGCTGAGGTGGTCCGCAAGAAGGTGATCAAGGGGAATCGTCCCCAAGTGACCAAGAAGGACGGGACGACCTTCCCTGCCAAGGGGAAGAAGGTGAAGGTCAAGGTCCCCAAGGGTCAGCCTCAACGCGGGTCTAGCGTCAGAGCGAAGCAGAAGGAACGACGCGAAGCCCGCGAAGGCCATCGTGACACATCCAACGACACGCATGACGTCAACCTGTTTGAGTGGGGTGACGGAAGCGGAGAGATCCGTGTCGGTCGCACCGTCGTCAAGATGCTCAAGGGTGAAGAAGACGTTGCATCGTGGACGACCGACGAGTTGATCAGAGGCGCACCGATGCACGTTCAGAAGGTGCCGACGGTCATCCCTGCGATCGTGTACGTCGAACTCGTGAAGCGCATGCAGGCGGAAGCGCAGCACCGATTCGCGGCAGAGCTTGACGTCGCGATCGACATGCACATGGCCATCGTCAAGGGCATCGTGACGAAGAAGAACAAGCGAGGCGAGACGATCGCTGTCAACGTGACACCTGTGCAGATGAAGGCGATCGAGATGATCTACGACCGAGTCATCGGTAAGCCTGCGGAGACGGTCGTGCTGCATGATGGTGACGCTCCTTGGATGCAGATGATGGCTGAGGGCATCGTTGGCACGCTTCCCGACACGAACGTTGTCGATGTGGAGGTGGTGGAGGATGCAGATCGATGAAGAGGTCGATCACGCGAACCGCTGCGTCCACCGTCGCATCGAACTGCTACTCGCGAACATCTGTCAAGGATGCTGCGACCATGCGGTGTACGAAGATGAAGACCAGTTCACCGTTGACATCAGTGCTTTGGCGCCTCCGTGTCGCACACGAGTCATCAAGCTGACAGGTGTGCTGATGTCCGTCCCTTTGGAGGTGGTCCTTGAAGCCAGGTAGGTACGACATCAAGGTGTATCGCGGTGCAGCCTTCTCGCTGGGTCCTATCACCTGGCGCGTAGGCGGCACAGGCGGATCGCTAAGGGATCTTGCTGGTGCAACCGCTCAGGCAGTGCTACATCCGAACGGCGACGACACTACGGATCTGCTCATGACCGTAGCGATCAGTGGTGTTTCTGACAGCATCATGGTTAGCATGACAGGAGTCGCAACGGCTGCGCTCTTGTGGGAAGATGGAACGTGGGACCTGACCGTCACTGACAGTGGTGGCGTTCCGTATCGCCTTGTCGAAGGTGGTGTGCAGGTCCGTGGCTGATTCCGACGTCATCGTCATCGAACAGGTGCAGGTCGACGTCGTCAGCACAGGACCCGACAGCGTCGAGGTTCAAGAGACGGTGGTACAGGATGTCATCGAAGTTGGTGTGATGGGATTGAGTGGTCCGCCCGGAGGCGGGTTCAACTACGTCCACGATCAGGCGTCGCCGAGTGCAACGTGGGTCGTCTTCCACAACCTGCACGGATACCCAAACGTGACGGTCGAGGACTCGGCAGGGAACGAGCACATGCCTGACATCACGTATGACAGTGGTGATCAGATCACACTTCGCTTCGTCGGTTCCTTCGGTGGCAAGGCGTACCTCTCTTGAAAGGAGAGTGAGACATGGGTCGCACGTTCCATACATTCATCGACCTGAGCAAACAGGAGATCCGCAATCCGCGGATGCAGCAACTCGCATCGGCACCTGGTTCTCCTGTCACTGGTCAGTTCTACTACGACACGGTCGCCAACCTCGGCTACTTCTGGAACGGATCCGCATGGTTGGCGATGGGCTCGACAGGCGGTGCAGGAATCCCGGCGACGATCGTTGATGTGAAGGGTGACCTCATCGTCGCGACCGCAGCCGACACCGTCGCTCGTGTCGCGGCAGGTGCGGATGACACCATCCTGATGGCCGACTCCGCAGCTGGTGCAGGAGTCAAGTGGGTCGGACCGAACGCATCACCAGCCGCGATCGGCACGCAAGCGGGCGGATCAGCGGACACGTTCACTCGCGGTGATCACGTCCACGCGACAGGTGCTGGCACGCCGAGCACGCAAGCGTTCGGTGACTCGGCTGCGACAGGGTCTGGTCCTGCCGCTGCGATGACCGATCACAAGCACGCGATGCCAGCGCACGGATTGGCGACGCACCAAGAGATGTTGGCGACCACCGACCTGACAGACTGGCCGCGAACCGCATCGCTGTCGATGTCATCGCAGTTGCTCACCAACCTTCTCGACCCGAGTGGTCCGCAGGATGCAGCGACGAAGAACTACGTCGATGGTCTTGCGTTGGGCGTGTCGTGGAAGGACAGCGTGCGAGCGGCGACCACCGCGAACAGCACACTGGCGTCGACCTTCGAGAACGGCGACGTGATCGACGGTGTCACACTTGCCACTGGCAACCGCATCCTCATCAAGGACCAGAGCACAGGCGGAGAGAACGGCATCTACATCGTCAACGCTTCTGGTGCTCCGACACGTGCAACGGACGCTGACTCGGCGGCAGAGATCCTTCAGGCGTCGGTGTGGGTGGAAGAAGGTACGGTCAACGGTGACACTGGCTGGATCAACACGACCAACGCTCCCATCACTCTCGGGACGACCGCGACGGTGTGGGCGCAGTTCACCGGACTTGGCGACATCAGTGCAGGAACGGGACTGACCAAGACCGGAGCAACGCTGAACGCCGTCGCTGGTACAGGTATGGTCGCGAACGCTGACGACCTTGCCGTGCTGCGCACCGACGCGAATGGTCGTGTGCCGTTGCGGTATGCAGCGGACTTCGGTGATGGTTCAACGACCGCCTACAACATCGATCACAACCTCAACTCGCTTGACGTGATCGTGCAGGTGTTCCAGAAGTCTGACGGAGCACAGATCGAGCCGGACGTCGTTCACAGCACCGTCAACCGCGTCATCCTGACGTTCGCGACCGCACCGACGACCAACCAGCACCGCGTTGTCGTGATCGGCTAGTCCTATGGCGAGGGACTTCAAGACCAATCCGTCGGTCAACGGAAAGCCCATCGCGATCGATGAAGACATCAACATCGTCGTGCCGTTCGCGTACAGCGGTGCAGCGACCGTCCAAGCAGGTGCGCTCCGTTGGTACAACGACACAGGCGTCACGCTGACCGTCATGTCGTGTCGTGCCTCAGCGGGAACAGCGCCAACAGGTGCAACGTTGATCATGGACTTCAATAAGAACGGGACGACACTGTTCACGACGCAGGGGAACCGACCGGCGATCGCCATCAGCGGTAACACGGACAAGAAGACGAACATGGATGTGACGACCGTTGCCGATGGAGATTACTTGACGGCTGACATCGACCAGATCGGTTCAACAGTGGCAGGGTCAAACGTTGTCGGTCAGATCACGTTGAGGAAGTCGTGACGATCGCGCTGCGTTCCGCCCATGGTACCGCGCAGAACAAGACTGCTGGCACCAGCCGGATACACACTGTCAGCACCGCGAACGTCCTGGCAGGAGACACCGCGTTGTTTGGCTGCGCGTCAGACAACCTCGCCACCGCCGACGGCGTGTCGAACGATCATACTTCGGTCACCGACACTCAGGGCAACGTGTGGGAGAAGGTTGGTGAGTACACGAACACGGTGGGCGGTGCCGCTGGTGATGGCGTGACCGTCAGTCTGTGGAAGTGTGAAGTCACGACGGACCTGGTCATCACCACCGACACAGTAACCATCAACTTCAGCGGGTCCATCACCGCGAAGGTCGTCGGGCTCATCAGCTATTCTCACGCGGCTGGCATGGAGTTGTTCAACGATGGCTACATCGCTGTGACGCGTGACGCTGCGACTGGCAGTCCTTCCAAGACGCTCTCGGGTCTGGCGAACGTGCAACACCTGTTCTTCGCCTGCGATGCGTTCGAGACGACGCAGACTTCGTTCGGTCTGACCCAGGACACCGACTACACCAACCAGTGGAACAACGGCACGACGGGCTCGACCGCGCAGACGAACTGCAAACTGATGGGAGCGCACCGCTTGGCGACGCTCACTGGCGATACCCACCAGTCCACGCAATCGCTGACGTGCGACAGCGTGGGCATCCTGGCGTCGTTCATCGAACAGGCTCCGCCCGTCACGACCAAGCAATCTGTCGGGATGATGGTCGCATGACGGTCCGCGATTCCGACCCGATCAACCGTAGACTACCGTCGTGATGAGAGGAGGTGTGCAATGGCCAAGCGCAAGACCCCACCGAGGACGTCGAGCGGCAAGTTTCGCAAGTCTCGTTCGGGCGGTTCCGCCCGTCGGTCCGGAGGTGCGCGAAGGGTCGCCGCTGGTCGGGGCGCAGGTCGTCGCGTCAAGCGTTGACAATCGTGGGACGGACAGGTGTGTGAGTCTCATCCCTCCCCGCCTGTTCGTCCCGCTCCCTCAACACTGAAGGAGGAAGAATGGCAGACGCACTCGTAGCAAAGATCGAGAGCCCTTGGGCACGCGCGATGCGAACGTTCCTGTCCGCACTTGCAACGTCGCCCGTCTTGATCGCTCTCGTCGCGTCGTTCGCGACCGTCGACGACGTGAAGAAGGGACTCGTACCAGCAGCGGTTGTCGTGTGCGCAGCGGTGCTCACCGCAGCGTCCAGTTTGGCGCTCGGTTACAGCGAACGCTGGAGAGCGGCAACGTCGACACCTTTGATGAAGGGTCTCGGACAAGCAGCCCAGTACTTCGCGGCAGGAATCGTGACGATCAGCGTCGCGTCGGTCGACCCCGATGTGTTGCTCAGCGTCGGTGACTCGATCATCGCACTGATCTCCGCGTCGGTCCTGTCGGGTCTACTCACATTCGGGCTGAACGCTGCGCAGAAGCCGCCGACCGAAGCAGTGGCGGCGTAGCACATGCCTGTCGTCGTCAAGGATCGCATCTGGCCGTTCATCAACTACCATCCACACGACGGTCAGAATGAGATCCACAACAGCACAGCGCGACATCGTCTTGCTAGCTGTGGACGACGATTCGGCAAGTCAACGGTCGGAGGGAACGAACTCGTTCCTGAAGCCGCCTACACGTACAGCATCATCCCTGCTCTCGAGCAACTCGGGAAGCAGAGACGCTTCTGGATCGTCGGACCAGATTACAGCGACGTGGAGAAGGAGTGGCGTGTGATCTGGGACGCGATCAAGCGTCTCGGGATGCCTCTCGACAAGCCTGGGTCGTACAACAATCCGCACATGGGCGACATGCACATGTCACTGTGGAACGGTAGGTTCCAGATCCACGGCAAGTCTGCGATGCATCCCGAGTCTCTTGACGGTGAAGGACTGTTCGGTGTCTTGCTCGTTGAAGCCGCGAAGCTGAAGCGGATCATCTGGGGCAAGTTCCTTCGTCCTGCACTTTCCGACGAGGGTGGTTGGTCACTCAAGACATCAACGCCTGAAGGGAAGAACTGGTTCTACGAGGAGTACCTGCGCGGTCAGGATCCGTCGCAGCCGCAGTATCAGTCATGGCGCAAGCCGTCATGGGAGAATCCGATCCTGTTCCCTGAGGGACGGCAGGACCCTGAGATCCTTGACATGGAAGCCGACATGTCAGCGGAGTTGTTCAATCAGGAGATCGCTGCTGACTTCACGGAGTTCGTCGGACGTGTCTTCAAAGGTTTCGACGCTGACATGCACGTCAAGGACATCGCGTACGATCCGTCACTGCCGCTGTACGGAGCATGTGACTACGGTTGGACAAACCCGTTCGTATGGCTAGCGATTCAGGTGGATGTCTTCGACAACGTGTACGTCCTTGGTGAGTATCGTGAGTCGCATCGTGACATCAACGACATCGGTCGTGACCTGCTTGATTGGCCACTGGCTGCGAATGCGATCAAGCTGTACCCTGATCCCGCCGAGCCAGGTGACACGCGAGTTCTCGAGAAGGTGCTCAAGCTCAAGGCTGACACGAACACAGGCGGCGAACTGAAGTGGCGACTCGAGTTGATCCGAGAGAAGCTGAAGCTCGACCCCGAGTCGGAAGGACATGACGAGAGCTTGCGTCAACCGAAGTTGTTCATCGACAGGAAATGCACAGGACTGATCAACGAGATGGAGGAGTACAGGTATCCCGACAGTCGCACCGAATCGGTACGTGCCGAGCCGGAGAAGCCGCTTGACAAGGATGATCACGGGCCAGAAGCACTTGGTCGCTTCATGCGTGGTTACTACGGTGGTCCCGGAGACGAGATGCAGGGAAGCAACGCCAAAGTCAGGAAGGCGGTGATCAGTAGTGGCTAACGTGAGTCACTGGGCGACCATCGAACCGTTCCTGCGGCCGGAGAACACGCCTCAGTGGGTTGACGGTGAAGACCGTACACGTGTCGCGTCATACGATGCGTATGAATCGATCTACTGGACGGCACCGAAGGCGTACCAGATTCAACTTCGCGGTGAGAACAACCAGCCGATCTACATTCCCAGCGGGCGAAAGATCGTCAACACTGCGCACAGGTATCTGGCGCCAGGGTTCAACGTCACAACGGACCCGAACTTCGGATCGCCCGCAGAACAGGCAGATGCTCAGCTCTGGTTGACGGAGTTCATGCGACGTGAACGGTTCCTCAGCAAGTTCAGCGCGAACAAGCTGGAAGGCTTGACGAAGGGTGATTGGCTCTTCCACATCTTCGCTGACGAGGAACGTGCGGAAGGCAGTCGCGTCAGCATCTTCCCGCTTGATCCTGCGACGTACTTCCCTGAGTACGAAGGTGGCGACCAAGTTGACAGCGTCATCGCGGTGCATCTCGTGCAGTCGTTTCAGGATGGGAACGAGCCTGCGGTCCTGAAGCTCAAGTACACCAAGGTCACCGAGACAGGTGGTCCGTCACAGATCCAGGTTGACCAAACGGTGCATCCGATCGATGAGTGGGGACAGCCGCAGACGGACATGGCACTGACGACGGTTCGTTCGCTTGACTCGTTCGTCCTGCCTGACGTCGTCGACGCGATCCCTGTCTACCACATCCCGAACACCTACGACCCGTCGTTCGGTTGGGGGTCGTCGGAGATGCGCGGTGTCGAGATCTTGATGCGTGCCATCAGTCAAGGCGCGACGGACGAGGACCTGACGCTCGTTCTTGAGGGACTCGGGCTGTACGTCACGACGGCTGGCGCACCGATCAATGAAGACACCGACGAAGTGATGCCGTGGAACCTTGGTCCTGCACGTGTCGTTGAGATCCCTGACGGCAAGGACTTCAAGCGTGTCAACGGTGCAGGGTCCATCACGCCGTATCAGGATCACCTGAGCTTCCTCATCGGAGAGCTCGAGGACGCGACGAACACCGACGCGGTGTCACGTGGTCGTGTCGATGTGACGGTCGCTGAGAGCGGCATCGCACTTGCGCTCCGACTCGCACCGCTGTTCGCGTCGATGCAAGAGAAGGAACGTGTCATCACCGACGTGGTGACGCAGATGATGTACGATCTGCGCAAGTGGTTCATGGGCTTCGAGGCACCGCTTGGTGGTCTTGAGGAGATCCGATGGGTCCCGACGTATGGCGACCGGATGCCTGTGAACAAGAAGCAGGTCTTCGATCAAGTGATGACGATGATCACCGCGACACCTGTTCCCGTCATCAGCACCGCAGAGGGACGCCGACTGCTCAAGAACATCGGGTGGGAGTTCTCTCCTGACGAGACGTTGAACAACGAGATCCTCGCTGAGCAAAGTGCGGTGGCAGGTGCGACCGCTGACGCAGTGGCTGCAAGGGTCGGTGGCGATGTCGCCACGCTGACCGATGACGGCGGTGTGGATGAAGGCTAGTGCTTGGCAACGTGCCGCAGCGCGGAACGACCAGCGTCGGCTTCTCAAGCTCATTCAGGAGACCGACGCGACGATGGTTGACATCGTGAGCGACACCGCCAAGAAGTCGGAACGCCTAATCGCCCGTAGCGTCGGCGGCAAGGGAATCGGCGCACAGGTACGGCTCGCTCAGTACCGTCAGGTACGGTCCAGCATGTTCCAGCTAGCGACCGACATGTGGGGCGACCAGGTTCCTGCCGCAGTGTTGAACGGCATCGACACGTCAAGTCAGATGGCTGTCAACGCTCAGAAGGAGATGCTCGCGTTCCTCAGCAAGATCGCTCCTGACGCTGCAAGCATGCTCGTCGAGTCGATGCGACACAGCGCAGCCCAAACGTTCGAGAGCCTGCGGTCGCGACTGCTCAATGGCGTCAACCTGTCGCCAAACGTGTACCGGAACCGCGCATACATGATGGGGAAGATCGACAGCATCGTGAACGAGGGCATCCTGCTCCAGCAGTCGGCGAAGGAGATCGCTGACAACGTGTATCAGCACATCAATCCGAAGGTCGTCGGTGGTCAGAAGTACGCAGCCATGCGTCTCGGTCGCACCGAACTGAACAACGCCTATCACTCGACGAGCATCCGGTCGTATCAGCAGTCGCCGTACGTCGAAGGCGTGCAGTGGTCGCTCAGCGGCAGTCACGCGAAGCCTGATGACTGTGACGCGTACGCCGGAGACGACTCGTACAACATGGGAACAGGTGTCTTCCCGACGAACAACGTTCCTGACAAGCCGCATCCCCAGTGCTTCTGCTTCATCACGGCGATCACGCCGGACCCTGACGAGTTCCTTCGCAGGTTGCAGCGAGGGGAGTACAACTGCGGATGAGTGTCTGCGCGACGGAACCGATGACCGATGCAGCGTGGGATCAAGCACGTGTCGCGAACGCTCAAGGCACCATGGAGATGGAGGACGCTCAGACGTGGGGGACGATCGAGTCGGATGACTGGTGGTTCGAACTTGACGACGAGACGCAGAAGGCGTTCAGTCTGTACAAGAGCGGGAACTACGGCGTCATCAACGACGCGCTGCGTGGCGGTACGAAGATGACTGACGAGGCTGCATCCTCCATCGCACGTATGGACGCGGCTCTTGACACTGCTTCGCTGTCAGAAGACGTGGTCGCCGTGCGACACATCGACAAGTACGCATTCAACGATATGTTCGGAACGACCAAAGCTGACTACGAGTTTGGCGGCTTCTGGAAGGAAGACCCGCGTCGCTTCGTCGGTGCAACGTTCGGTGACGATGCGTACACGTCAACGAGCATGTCGTCAGACTTCACATGGGGTGACATCCCGATGGAGGTGCGAGTGCCTCGCGGGTATCAGGCTGCGTACCTTGACCCTGCGATGTTCAACGGTTCCTCACTGCTCGGGTCGCATGAGTGTGAACTACTGTTGAAGCGCGGCACACGTTTCCGCATCGTCGGGATGGACACGGAACTTGACCAAGGAGCACACGAGATCACGAAGCTCATTCTGGAGGTTATCTGATGGTCACGAAGAAGCAGCGCAAGAAGTTCACAGCGCAGAAGGGAGAGATGAAGTTGATCTCCGTGAAGGACGCGCAGGACAACGATGTACCTGCGACCAAGAAGAACATAGAAGGTTCCAAGAAGCGACTGTCACGCTGACAGTCGGCCAGCGGCCATGAGGCCATTGAGTCCGAAGGAGAACGACATGGAGTTCAAGTACCTGAACGGCATCCCTGGTTGGGTACGTCCAAACGGGGAGTTCATGCCCATCATCTCTGGCGCACAGGATGACGAAGGCGATGACGGCAACGACACGGACAACGACACGGATGATGACGATGACGATGATGACGACGACACCGATGATGGTGCTGACGACATCAAGGATCCGAAGGCCAAGATCCACTCGTTGACCGAAGCGAATGCACGGCTCGCACGCAAGCTCGAGAAGAAGGACGGCACGATCTCCGACATGGAGAAGCGTCTGAAGCAGATCGAGGACAAGGACAAGGACGAAGTCACCAAGAAGGGTGAGGAGCTCGAGAGCACGCAGAAGGAGCTGATGGATCTCCAAGCGCAGTACAGGGAACTGGAGATAGAGAACGTGCTGCTCAGCGACGACAACATCGTTCACCTGTCGGCACGACGACGCAAGATGATCATCCGCGAAGTGTTGCCGGACCTGGAAGTTGAGGACGACGGCGACAGCAACCTGCAAGAGCTCTTGGAGAAGCTGGAGAAGGATGATCCCGGGCTGTTCGACAATGGTGACAAGGATGACGATGACAGCAAGGATGACGCTGACACGTCAGCCACGCGTCGTCCGAAGACGAAGACCGCACCCACTGGAAACCGCAAGAAGAAGGACAAAGGCAATCAAGCGGCGGAAGACGCGAGGATCAAGAACAAGTTCTCCGCTATCCGTCGATGATACGTGTCACAGATTGCGACAGGAGCTCATGTACGATGTGCGTCATCGGGGTCATCGCCTGCGGCAGACCCGCCAGCGGCAAGCTCGTCCGGTTGCACCGACGAGAGTCCATGTTGGCAGAGGTGAGCAGAAGGAGGCGATCGTAAGTGCCAAGGTTCGACAAAGTCGAACCACTCGGCGGATCGTTCCGGGCGAAGCTGAATGCGGACTGGGCAGGTGCCGACGGAGCGGCCATCGCTGTTGGAGTCAACTCCAGCGGTAAGGTCGTAGTCGGTCAAGGCAACTGTGGCATCCTTGGTGTCGTGGTGTTGGTCGTCAACCACAAGAAGGCTGGCGACGTAATCGACGTCATGACAGATGGTGAGATCCTCGAGATGACGGGTCTCACCGCTGGTACGGCGATCACTGCCGATACCACCACTGGGGTGCTCGGTGTCACTGCCGCAGACGCGACGCACATCCGGGTCGGTCACACGATTGAAGCCGACAGGCTCGTCGTCAGGGCGCGGAGGTGATGATGGACTCAACGTTGCACGTCGCACGCAACCAGAAGCTCATCGTCCCCGCCAAGGCGCTCTTGCGTGCAGACGCAGACGAGTTGTCGCACCTGAAGACTCTGGGATTCATCCCGGGGATGGAAGGTTCGGCGGAAGGCTTCAGTCAGGGTGGAGACGTCATCACGGCCACGCTCGATGGGCGAGACCTGAACGACGTCTGGGCAGAGTACATCCGTGCTCTGCAGTTGTACAACGCACAGCGAGACCGCTTGACGGCGCAGTTGATCTTCCCCGTGAGCAAGATCATCGAGGACGTCATGCAAGGTGGAGACACCGTCAACTTCGAGGAAGCTTCGGAGTTCGGTGTTCCTCGCGGTGTGCGAACCGCACTCCCGACGTACTTCTCACTTGGATACAGCTTCAAGTGGTGGGACATCGGACTGCGGTTCACCTGGGAATACCTCGCCGAGAGCGAGTCAACACAGGTGGACGCGCTGAACAACGAGATCCTGGAAGCTGACAACCGCAACGTCTTCACGGAAGTGCTGAAGGCGATCTTCAACAACACCACGCGGGTCGCGACCATCAAGGGTCAGAACTTCAACGTGTTCCCGCTGTACAACGCGGACAGCACCGTTCCTCCGCGCTACAAGAACACGATCCATACTGCACCCCACACGCACTACCTGACGTCGGGTGCAGCGACGGTCGACCCTGGTGACCTGACGGGAACCGGATCGGTCGAGGAACACCTGAAGCACCACGGTTATGGTTGGCAGCAAGGGACGGCGATGTTGCTGCTCGTGAACTCTGCGCAGATGGCAACGATCCGCACGTTCCGAGCAGGTGTGTCAGGAGCGGAGTTCGACTTCATCTCCGCTCAGGGCATCCCGGATTGGGCGTTGACGACAGCGGACATCGCTGCTCAGCTCGATCGCCCAGCGGCTGCGCCGCCCAACTCGTTCCGTGGGATGCAAGTGCAAGGTCGGTACGGTCCTTGGCTCGTGATCGAGGAAGACCTGATCCCTGCTGGCTACTTGCTCGGACTCGCCTCTGGCGGAGAAGAGAACGCAGCCAACGTCGTCGGTCTCCGCGAACACACCAACGCCGGACTGCGCGGTCTGCGACTCGTGAAGGGTCCGCAGCCGGACTACCCGCTCGTCGAGAGCTACTACCAGCGTGGCTTCGGCACAGGTGTCCGTCAGCGTGGTGCAGCGGCAGTGATGAAGATCACGGCAGGCGCGTACTCAATCCCGACTGGGCTGACGTACTAGGAGGTGGAGTGAATGTCGATCAACATCGCAGAGAAGATCGCGAACGATGAGACCTTGTCGGAAGACGAGATCAAGTACGCGGTCGATCGGGGCATGGCACTCCCCGAGGAGTACGACGAACAGGTGGGAACCGTGCAAGCGGCAATGGACCCGACGGGTCGTCCGCTCGCGCCGGTCGCTCAGACCGGACCCGCGTATGAGCAACCTGCTCAGGACATGGGGCCAGGAGTCTTCCTCAGCGACGAAGACCTGGCGGCTCTGGACAAGGGAACGCTCGAGAAGATCGGTGGCCTCGTCGGCGCTGAGCTGAGCGGAACCAAGGCAGAGATGATCGAGCAGTTGACCGGCTCGGAAGAGTCGGACGACAGCGACGAAGACGAAGGGGACGGTCAGTAGAATGGCCGACGTCACTGAGGTCGCGGAGGTTCGCAAGAACACCGACGAGCCAGATGAGGACCCATACGGTGATCTGTACATCGATGGTCTCATTGACGCTCTTGGTGTTGCTGGAGCCTCCGCGACCTTGTGGCGAAAGAAGGCTGCGAGCTATGCGAAGATGGTGAACGTGCAAGAAGCAGGGAGCTCGCATGCTTTCAGCGACCTACTGAAGAACGCACTTCAGATGGTCGACGTTTGGCAGTCTTCGTCCGACGCGGAAGCCGAGATCGCAGGTGCGAGTGGTCGCGCCGTCGTGAAGGTGATCATCCGTGACGATGACATCTGACCTGCACGACTTCCAGACCGAGAACTTCATCTCGGTTGATCCTGTGCAGATGGTCTTCCACCGACAGGTGCTTGAATCCGATGGTGCAGGTGGAAAGCGTGTGGCGAGTCACTCCGACCTTCTCCAGCAGCGCGTAAGGGTGATTGGCCAGACGCAGGTGCGCACGCTCGTCACGCCTGACGGTCGTCAGGTGACACTTGACAAGGTAGTCATCGGGACACGTGGCATGGACGTGCAAGCAGGCGACGAGTGGGAGTGGAAGGGCGACACGTACGAAGTCGTTCATGTGCAGCGCGATCCGAACTGGCGCGTGCTTGCCGAGTCAACGAAGCGCGGAGCGGTGTGATGGCTGGAGCGACCCGCCTCGTCATCACGTCTGACACGTTGACCACCGGACTGAAGGAGTTCCCCGAGAAGCTTGACCGTGCGGTCTCGTCGACGATGGACTACTTCGCACCACGCATCGAGGCGACCGCACGTTCCAACGCTCCGTGGCAGGACCAGACAGGGAACGCGAGGAACCTACTCGCTGCACGGACGGAGCATGTGCCTGGGACGCGTCACGCGATCATCTTGTCGCATGGTGTTCCTTACGGCATCTGGCTGGAAGTCCGATTCGAGGGACGGTACGCGATCGTCACTCCGACCATTCAAGAGCAGGGACCGATCGTGATGGCTCTCCTGAGTCGTCTGTTCGCGAGGATGTGACATGGTTGACTGGCGCACATGGGTCTATGACAAGCTGTCGTCAGAGGTGGCTGTCACGACGCTTGTACCTGCGACGCGCATCTTCAGCACGCTCAGCGTTGACGACACGCCTGACGTCAAGCCATTCATCGTCATCCGCATGGGGACAGACCGTGATGAGCTTGCGCAAGAGGATGAAGGACACAGCGCTGGTTCGCACGAATGCGCCATCTGGGTTCACGATGACCCCATCGGTTACACGGGGATCGACGCAGTGATCGAGGCGATCAAGGATTCCATGCGTGATGTTGACGGTCAAGACGTCATCGCTGCGCGGTGGAACGGAGACAGCGGCGACCTTGCCGATGATCTTCGCGGCACGGTTGTCCGCACGACGAACTTCCGATTGGTTGGAAGGAGGTAGCAGATGTTCGTTCAGTACGTAGGTCCGTCAGACGTCCGCACGATCACGGCGGATGACTGGAAGACAGTCGACGAAGGACGAGGTGGTCCCGTCGAGAACGACACGGTGACATGGGACGGTGACAACCTGTTCATCGCGGAAGTGACCGATGCAGCCGGAGAATGGTTGGTCCGTTACGACCCGGAGTTCAAGGTTGCACCGCCAGCCGCAGTCGAGGATCAACTCGAGGAGGAAGCGGAAGAGATCCTCGAGGAAGAAGAAGCAGCGGCGGAGGATGCACCTGCGCCGAAGAAGACGTCGAAGAAGGCATGATGGAACTACGTTGCGAGCACACCATGCACGGCATCGTCGAGGAGAACGTTCTCGAGGTCAAGTGCAAGAACAATCTGTGTGGCGCTCGCAGCGGAGTGATCGTGCTGCATCGCTTCGACATCACGACAGGAACGCTTCTGTCAACCAACAAGTACAAGGACCCCATGAAGAAGGAGGTGAAAGCTAGTGGCTCTCGCAACCAACTCGCTGCCGTTCGGACTGCGTGACGTCAAGCTGCGTGCTCTCGACGCGCTCGGAGAAAGTCCTGGTGCATCGGTAGACCTGCCAGCAGGTCGCACGTTGACGTTCGCTGAAGCCGAGGACTTCGAGGAACTGCGCGGTGATGACATCGTCGTCGCTTCGCACGGAGCAGGTCCTTCGGTCGAGTGGAACTTGGAGTCGGGCGGCATCTCGCTCGATGCATACAAGTTGCTCGCAGGCGGAACGGTGACGACGTCAGGTGTCACGCCGAACCTGAAGAAGACCTATGCCAAGAAAGGCACGGACGCTCGTCCGTACGTGCAGATCGAGGGACAGGTCATCTCAGACAGCGGTGGTGACATGCACGCCGTCATCTACAAGGCGAAGGTGGACGGTTCGATCGGCGGAGAGTTCGCAGACGGTCAGTTCTGGTTGACCGGAGCGGACGGACACGGATTCCCGAACGCTGCCGACAAGCTGTACGACTTCGTCCAGAACGAAACCGCAGTCGCCATCACGTAAGACAGAGGAGAACACGATGGAGCCCACTGAGGCCACAACCGCAAGCGAATGGAAGCGGGGACAAGGAAGACCCTGTCGCGTTCGCAGCGGCAACATCGCACTAGTCCGGCCCTTCGACCCAGCGGTGTTCCTGTCGTCGGGTCGCGTCCCCAACCTTCTACTCCCGATGCTCGAGGACATGCTCAAGCATCACGAAGGCGGAAAGCGAATCGAGGTTGACAGCATGGCTCGTGTCGAAGCGGCGATGGACCTGATCGACGCGGTCGTTGTGGAGTACACGGCAGAGCCACAGGTGTATCCCGTTCCGACGGGCTGTCAGCAGTGTCAACGAACGCTCGTTGAGCATGACGAACAGGATCATGATTTCGTACCGACACCGCGTGATCCCGACAAGCTGTACGTCGACCAGATCGACATGGACGACAAGATCGACGTCTACGAGTTCGCGCTGTCGGAGGCTGCGCCGCTCATTCCGTTTCCTGAAGAACCTGAGGGAAGTGTGGACGCTGTACAACGTGGCGAAGGAACTGTCGACACGACCGAGCGACCTGTTCGGAGTGCGTGATCCGTATGCTCGTTTCGTCTTCGATGAGTGCGTTGTCTTCGTCGGAGGATACGTGTCGACCGAGTTGCAGAACGTCAAGGGCAAGAAGGAAGAACAACGTGCCGCTGCAAGGAAGAGACTGTTGATCCGACTACTTGACGGACCCGAGGCACCTGGTCAGTTCGCTGATCCGGCGCAGAAGAGGACCTGATGGCTGACTACGATCTTGGTCGTGCAGAAGGACGCGTAGAGATCGACACGTCCGGCGTTCGCAAGGCGACCGCTGACATGAGCACGTTCAGCGGCACCATGTCGAAGTCGTTGCAGACGGTCGGAAGCAAGATGACGAGCGCTGGTCGCACGATGACCACTCACGTCACGCTTCCGCTTCTCGGTATCGCAGCCGCAGGAATCAAGACAGCGAGCGACTTCGAGAAGTCCATGAACACCATGGCCGCTGTCGCACAGGTTCCCGCTGCAGAACTCGCGAAGTTGCGCAAGCTCGCGATCGATCTCGGTGCGAAGACTGTCTTCAGCGCGAACGAGGCGGCTCAGGCACAGCTTGAACTAGCGAAGGCAGGCATCAGCGTCTCCGACATCATGGGTGGCGCACTTGCCAACACGCTTGACCTTGCGACCGCTGGTGACCTAGACCTCGCGACGGCTGCGACTGTCGCAGCGAATGCGATGAACGTGTTCGGTCTGTCAGGCAAGGAAAGCAAGGAAGCCGTTGACGCGCTGGCAGGTGCAGCGAACGCTTCGTCGGCTGACGTTGACGACCTTGCACAAGCGCTCAGTCAGGGTGGTCTTGCAGCGGCGAACGCAGGCTTCAGCATCCAGGAGACGACAGCCATCCTCGGAGCGTTCGCGCAGAACGGACTGAGAGGGTCTGACGCAGGTACGTCATTGAAGACGATGCTGATCTCGTTGGTGCCAAGCACCGACAGAGCACGCGAGGCCATGAAGAAGTATGGTCTCGACTTCATCGACGCACAGGGAGCGATCAAGGATGCTCCCGCTGTGTTCGACGAACTGCACGATAAGCTCGGCGACGTGTCACAGGCGGAACAGCAACTCGCACTGAAGACCATCTTCGGTACTGACGCGTTCCGTGCCGCTATCATCGCGACCAAGCTTGGTTCTGACGGGCTCGAGGTGTACACCGACGCGACGAACAAGTCAGGCACCGCGTCAGAGGTTGCAGCGGGGAAGATGGAGGGACTGCCTGGTGTCCTTGAGCGACTGAAGGGAACCTTCGAAACGTTCCTGCTCACTGTCGGAGATCGCATCGCACCTGTTGTCGAACAACTCGCTGAGGAGATCGGCAAGCTGCTGACAGCGTTCACCGACCTACCGAAGCCGATGCAGGAGATGATCCTGAAGGCTCTCGCTGTCGCGGCAGTGATGGGTCCGTTGCTGCGCATCTTTGGTCCGATGGTGTCACTCGTTGGGAAGCTTGGCGGACTGTACGGAGGACTCGCGACGAACCTTGGCAAGACAGCGTCTCAGGGTGCCGCTGCACAAGGCGCTCTTGGTTCGATGGCAGGAACGTTGAAGTCACTCGGCACAGGTGCATTGATCGCGGGAGGAACGATCCTCGCTGGTCAGTTCATCCGCAACGCCATTCAGGCTGCGAACTGGAGTCCGGAGGACGTCGCGAACAAGCTCGTGACACCGCAACAGGTCGAGCAGATCTCTGAGCAGTTGAACAGCAAGTTCGGACACCTGTCGCTGACCGAGATCAACCCGTTCAAGACACGCTTCGACATCACTGGCGACGCCGTGAAGGTGTACGGCGAGACGCTGAAGGAAGCGGTCAAGGCAGGCATCCCGATGGAGGAAGCGCAGCGACGTCTGAACCTCGCATTCGACGATCTCGTGCCGACGCTTGGTGGCGTCAACGGCAACATGGATACGTGGCGAGAGAACTTGCGTCAGTCGATCGGTCTGACCGTAGATGCTGATGGCGTGACACGCATCTACTCGCAGTCGCTGTTGGACACGTCACAGGCACAGGCAACGTTTGGTCAGATCGTCGGGTTCAGCGCCGAACAGAACACGAAGGCAGGGAACAAGCTCGCCGCTCTAGTCAACGGCTACACGAACATGGTCGGACCGATCGACTCAACGACAACGGCGATGCTCAACAACTTGGTTCAGATGGGTGACTACCAAGCAGCGATCAAACTGCTCAACGATGAGCTGAACAAGAACACGCGTGGCATGCTTCACAACTTGGAAGTCACCAATCGTCATGCAGGTGCAGAGCGAGAAGCTGACGCGGCACAGCGACAGCGCGGTGCAAGCATGGCGGCGACGACCGAGCAGACGCAACGTGCAGGCGAAGAGACGAACGCTTACAAGCGTTATCTCGACTCGCTCCCGAAGTCCGTCAGGACGCAGGTCATCGCGGAGACGGAAGCCGCACGGCGAGCGATCGAGCAGGTCGCGACATCACTCAATGGACTGCCGTCAACCAAGGTCATCAACATCCAGCTGAACCGTGAAGGATGGCCCGGTCGCGCATCGGGCGGTCCTGTGGAACGTGACGCTCCCTACATCATCGGTGAGCAGGGTCCAGAGTTGTTCATCCCGTGGACGTCAGGACGCGTGATCCCCAATCACGTCGTGCGTTCCGTGTCGCGTCAGACCGACCGAATGGAGCACATCGCTACGTCGCACAGCGGACAGGCTGTCGGGTCGTCCAAGGGGATGCGTATCTCAGGAACGTTGCAGACACCGTTCGGTCCGTCACACATCGACGGCATGATCGAGGATGCGATCGGAGAGCATGAAGGGTTCAACCGACGACTGGCGAGGATGAAGCACTCATGAGTAACGTTTCCGCTGTCAAGGTACGTCTCGACACATGGGCTGACGAAGCTGCACCGAATGTGAACAACGGTGAAGCGGCTCGCCTGCGGATCACTAACCTCGGAAGCAACCGTCGGTGGATATACCTGTTCGGTCCTCGCCCATTTCCCGTAGGCGCCACCGTAGTCAGCGCAACGCTCCGCCTGTTCGCAGGCAACGACTGGTCCGGTGGTCCGCACACGTTGACAGCCGACAGGATCAACCAAGCGTGGAAGGAAAGCGGACCCGGACACCTTGACTGGGCCGACCGACCGACGGTCGCAGGTGCATCGGCGACACGGGTCCTGTCTTCGAACCCTGCCAACAAGGAAGCCGTCGACATCGACGTGACAACGATCCTGCAAGCCGCTGCGAACGGAAGCGCGTATCACGGCATCCGGCTTCAGATCGACACGACGGGACAACGTTCGTTCTACAGCGCGGAGAACAAGGACTCGGATCTGACGCCACAGTTGATCGTGACGTGGGTCCTTGGTCCTGCACCGCCTTCCGACCTGTCACCAGCCGGTGACCTCTACGTCGGCACGTCGAAGCCTGCGATGACATGGGAGTTCGAGGACCAGGCGTCGTTCCAGTTTCAGCTTGATGACACAGCCGACCTGTCTTCACCTGTCTACGACAGCGGCGTCATCATGTCGTCGGAGTGGCAGATCGACCTGTCACGGCAGTTGATCCCGCTGCGCAACCAGACGGACGTGGAAGCAGCGCTCGGAGCGAACGAGATCGTTGCCATCCAGACCGCAGTGGTCGCACGGACAACGACAGCCGGAGAGTTCAACGAGGGAATCGCAGGTGTCAAGGCGACCGGACACGCGACCAACACGTTCTCCGGCTTGAACGTCGGTGCGTCAACTGGCTCAACCAACCTTCCGGCTGTCAGTCCGACCAAGCAGTACGTCGCGTCGATGGACTTGAAGGGCATCAGCGGCACACCGACCGTCATGATCCGCTTGCGATGGACGGATGGTGCAGGAGCCGCGTTGTCGAACAGCGACTCGGCGTCGTTCGCTGTGACAGCGTCGTTCGCTCGGTACAACTTCAGCGCCATCGCACCTGCGTCAGCGGCGTTCGTCCGCGTGCAAGTGCTGTTCCCCGCTGCTGGCGCTGGTCAGATCTTCGTCGCTGACAGGTTCCTGTTCGAGGAAGGCGTCAATCCTGGCGCATGGTATCCGTCGTTCCAGCAGGTCGCGATCAGCGATGCTCAGCAGCGGTACTGGCGTGTCCGTGCGACGAACAACGATGGTGCGACGAGTGAGTGGTCCGACATCGCGTCGTTCTGGAAGATCAGCAAAGGTTCGCTCAGCATCACGAGTCCGACTGCACCGTTCGATGACACGTCGCCCGTCATCGTTCACTCGCTTGGTGGCGGCAGGACGCAAGCCGCTGTCCAGTACATCGTCATCGACCCAACGAAGACCGCGTCAACCAACGACTTGTACAACGTGGTCTACAACAGCGGGAAGATCACGACGACGGCCACATCGTTCACACTGCCTGAGGGACTGTTCACCAAGACAGGTGTGACGTACAAGATCATCGTCCGCGTGTGGGACACGTACAACCGCGTCGCGACGTCAGGCGTCACGACCTACCTTGAGGTGACCCTGAGCAGCGCGTACGTCAAGAACGGCACGCCGACGGTCGTCAACACGTTGTCGCAGATCGCGACGAACGACCCTGGTGTGCTTCTTCAGTGGTCTCGGGCTGTACGACCTGACTACTTCGCTGTCACCGTTGACGGAGTCTACGTCGAGCAACGTCTCGATCCTGCGGTGCTTGAGACGTCTCCTGGCGGTAGCACCTACCGCTTCAAGCTGTGGACCATCCGTCCTGACGGAGCGAGTCACACGGTTGGTGTCGAAGCGGTGACGCTGTCGTCGGGCGAGTACATCAACAGCACAGGTGTCACCGTCAGCGTCACGAGCAGCACGAAGAACAAGTGGCTGGTCTGCGAGGGACTCGATCTCGCGACGGTCATCATCGGACCGACTGACCCTGACTTCGTGATCGGTGAAGACGGTGAAACGTTCTTCATCAAGGGTCGTCGCGCACCTGTACGCATCACCGACAGCATGCGTGGATACGAAGGCACCGTCGTTGGAGCGTTCGCCGACTACAAGAGCGTCACGGCTGAAGCATGGCGCAACATCTTCGAGTTGATCAAGGCTGACGAGAACCAGCATCCGCTGCGACTCATCTGGCGCGACCAGAACATCGAGATCATCATGGGCGACGTTGACGGTCCGTCACCGCAGAAGGCAGGATGGATCGACGTCGGCTTCGCGTTCTGGCAGACAGACGACTACACCTTCAAGGTCAAGAACTGATGCAGAAGCTAGGGATGAACAAGCGCGACTTCGACCTGTACCTTGCAGGACTCGCGCAGTCGCATATGGTCAGGACACGTGTCACGGTGTTGAACAAGAACGAGGATGAGATCGCAGAGCTCACGACCGACACGAGAACGTTCGTCCTCGGTGGTGAAGTGCAGGTCGACCAGACAGCCGACGTGTCGCGGTCGTTGTCGCTTGAACTCCTTGACCCGCATGGGCTGGCAGAGTTCGATCCGAACACTCCGTCAAGCACGTCTCTCTTCATGGACCGCTTCTTGAAGGTGCATCGCGAGGACTACATCTACGCGCTTGACAACTGGGTCGCTGCACCTATCTTCCACGGTCCGATCACGAAGCTTGAGCAGGACGGTGTCAACATCAGTGTCGAAGCGATGGGCAAGGAACATCTCCTGCAAGAGCCGCACCTGTACTGGCGGACGCGCACGTTCCGCAAGGGGACACGTCTGACCAAGGTGATCCGCACGTTGCTTGAAGACAAGGGTGAAGAGAAGATCGACCTTCCGAACCGCGACGAGACACTGAAGAAGCCGATCACTGTCATCGGGACCGACGTGCCGTGGAAGGTCATCGTCCGGATGGCAGGGATGCTCAACTGTTTCGCGTTCTACGACGGCGACGGCTTCTTCCGCTTGCGACCGAAGGCGAAGAACCCGTCGTACACCTTCACGGACGGAGAGGAAGGTGTGATCCTGACACCACCGAAGGAGCCGTTCGACTTCACAGGTGTACGGAACCTCATCCAAGTGCGCGGTCCGAAGCCTGACCAGAAGGACGCCAAACGTTTGGTCGTCACGAAGAAGCTGAACCCGGAAGCAGGTCTGTCAGCGCAGTCGCTCAGTCGCAACGGCAAGCCGCGATACATGGTGACGGTCGTTGAGGTTGATCCGCTGAAGGAACGCAAGAAGGGCGAACGCATGGCGACCGACCTACTCACTGGGCTGTCACGGCTCGGGACGGAGATGGAGTTTGAGTCGTTGGTCATCCCCGTGCTTGACGAGGGAGACATCTGCCGTGTTGACAGCGAGAACACGACCACCAACTTCGGCTTGAAGAAGATGACCGTTCCCGTAGGTGCAGCCGACAGCATGAGCATCGGCTTCAATAAGAAGACCCGCGTACGACGTATCCGACGGAGGCGACCGAACCGATGACGACACAGGTCCTAGGTCAGGTCCGTTCGGTCTCTGACCAGACGGCAGGCAGTGAGCTGAGCGCTGACGCAGCGATCGGTCAGACGTTGACCGTGGAAGACCTCGAGTGGGTGAGCGAAAGCGGTGGTTCACTACTAGTAGGCACCGACGCACGCACCTACGACGCGGTCAGCTTCGTGGCCAACACCGTTCACCTGACGGTCGCCACGTCTCAGATCTGGCCGACAGGTACAAGGGTCGAGCCGAACCCGACGTCGATCAACCGCTACATGGAAGTGTGGACCGAGTCGGAAGACTACGAGGATGACCCTGAAGCGTTGACGGCACGTGTGCCAAACGTGTTCCGTGACCGCATGCCGATCGGGACACGTGAAGCCGACGCAGGTGAGTACGTCATCGTTCAGCGCGAAGGCGATGTGGAAGGCGAGTGGGTCTTCATCGACTTCCCTGGCGAGTCGCTGGCGGTTGACCTGTCGGGTGCGATCGACCCTGACAGCCCACCGATCAGTGACGGCGTGCCTCCTACCACTTCACCGGCTGCAAGCGTTGTCGGTGCTATCGGCGCCATCGTCGTCACGTGGCCCGCTGTCGCGAACCATGACAGCATCGAGTACGAGGTTCACATCAGTACGTCTCCGGCGTTCGTGCCGACGCCTGGTGACGCGGCAACACTTGCAGCGACACAAGCAGGTGCAGGACCAGCGTGGATCCGCAAGCTTCCGAACGGCAATCCGCTTGAGTATGGGACCTTGTACTACGTGCGTCTCATCTCACGTGACCAGGACGGCACCGCGTCGGCAGGAGCCGTGGCCTCGGCGACACCTGTACAGGCAACGACAGGCGACATCGCCGTTGACGCGATCACGGCTGACCAGATCCTCGCACGCAGCATCACCGCGCAGAAGCTACTCTCCGAGTTCGTCTTGGCCAACACCTTCTACGGAGGCGACCCGCTCAATCAGCACGTCGAGATGGACGCGAACGGCATCCGCCTGCTCGCTGCCGACGGCACTCCGATGGTCGACCTACCTACTGACCCTGCCAAGGACGCGGTGTTCAGCGGTGAAGTGATCGCACGTGCCATCACGGTGATCGAAGCCGCAACGATCCGAGGGACGCTGACCCTTGACCGAGGCGCTTCCATGCGGTTCTCGAGCAGCATCGTCGACCCTGTCAGTCAGCCGACCGTGTCGGTGACGCGCGACAGCATGGACTACTTGAAGCACTCGACTTCTTACAACCTGATCAAGCGGCAAGGCTTCTGGTACGACGCGAGCGGTTCCGGTTCGCAGCCGACCGTCTTCTATACCGACCAGTACTTCTTTGGTGGACTCTATCTGAACTACATCGTGGAAGCGAAGCAGTCTGACGGCACGGTCGTTCGCAGCAAGCTCATGGGGTCAGGGACGAACGCTACCTTCCTCGGTACGGTGAACGGTGTCGTACGTGTTGGTTCGATCGTCTACGTGCTGTCGCGGGACACCGTCGGCACCTACATCAGTCGTTGGAACCAGAGTGACCTGTCTGCCGCAGGTGGCAACGTCACGGTCAGCTCACACCTAGGAGACGAAGAGTTCCCGTCCCTGGCCTACGACGGCACGAACCTGCTCGTCATCGACAGCGACAACGGTGGCTTCGACACACTTGTCTTGAAGTACACGGCTGCGAACCCTCCCGCCTACGTCAGCACGACCACCATCAGTGGCATGGACTGGGGCAACGGTGGCATGGCGGTCGCCGAGAGCAAGTGGTGGTTCGGAGGTAACGTCTACGGCAGTAGTCAGACGGCTGGCGAGGACATGATCAAGCGCACGTCGACGGCAGGTGTTCGCGGTACATCGGATGATGACTTCGAAGCCGTCGCCGGAACAGGTGATTGCATCGGCCATGACGGCAGTGTCTTCATCGTAGGCAGTCGCACGTCGACGAAGGTGTACAAGCACACCAACTGGACGTGGACGCCGTCGCAGTCAAGCAAGCTCTGGGTCGCCTATTCATGGTACGACCAGAACGCGACAGGAGGAACGCACGAGACCGCAGTCGGACCGCGTGCAAGTCTGACGATGGCGAAGCGAGCGAAGCTTGCTATCTCGACGCCAAGCATCCCTGGAGCCGGAGGAACGGATGACCCGAACCGCGTCCGCATCTATGCCAACTGGGGTACGTCGGAACCGACAGGCGGCAGTCCGACACGGTTCGCTGGCTTCCTTCAAGTTGAAGACGCGCTGACGACGCGGACCGTGTCCACCATCGACCTGACAGGATCACCTCCTGAGAACATCGGGGCGAACTCCTTCTCCGCTGGAGGGAACGAGTCCTCCTTGCAGTCCGACACAGGTGTCCCGCTCCTGCGATCAAACGGCATCCCTCGTGTCAAGGTGAAGAATGGTGGTGGTGTCTCTGTTACGGACAACAACGCCACCGTCATCCCTCCCGCGTCTGAGGACGCTGACACGGACGGCTTCTGGGACGGGTCCGCCAACTACATCATCATCCCGTACGCCGGACAGTACGAGGTTCTCTGTCAGCTCTCGTTCGCGGTCAGCAACTCCAATCGTCGGACTTGCACCTTGCAGTCTGCTCCGTCGCCATACACGACATGGTCGGATCTCGGTGCTGACTTCTTCGCAGCCGCAGCCGCTGTCGGCACGGACAGGACGACGTGTCTTGTCGCCGCGATGCTTGACCAAGTCGCTGGTCAAGGCATCCGTGTCCGCGCTTACCAGAACAGCGGTGGCACTCTCAACACGACGATGCGTCTGACGCTGCTCTTCGCCGGACCGACCTAGCCGGTGACGCCAGACTTGGGCTGCAAGTTCCCAAACCCACCTTCGGCCATGCCCAGCGGTAGGGACTCGCTACCTGCGCCAATCGCTTAGGGACCACGACAAAGGTCCCTAGCACCCACAGGGGATCGATCTTTCTTCCCTAAAGGCGTTGTGGGTTGGGGCCGACACCTGTACTGTTCTTCGTGTACCGCTTGCTAGTGCGGTACAGGCAAGGTCTCGGCGCAGCCGCTCGGCAGGCGCGGGAGGTGCAAGGGCTCAGTCCCTGGCAGCCCGCCCGTCAGCCCGAACTCGGTGAGCCCGGTAGGCGGCACACGGCGAAGCCATAGCAAGCATCGTCGGAGCGCGGGTCCACAGGACGCGCTTGGTGCCGCGAGCAGGTTGTCGTCGATCGATCATCCGATGACTCCCCGCCTTGTAGCGACATCGACACCAACATCAGACGCGTCAGCGACGGTCTTGCGGGTCGGGTCAAGCGTGACACCAAGTGTTCATCCGATTGCTCACCGGACAGGGAGCAACAGGCACCGCTGGCGGCATGCAGGTAGCACCTCCGACGACCGGACACATGATCGGTCAAGGTGCATCTAGACGGTTCATCAGGAAGTCACCCTGGGAAGAGACATCAATCTTCCCGGCGGTGATGGCGGCATGTACAAGCGTGCCGCCTTCATCGCTGTCGACACCAACGAGAGGAGGTCAACATGGTTGGCATGTTCGTAGATCACTACCTGTACGAAGACCGCATGGCGTGCGAGGATCTGCTCGCACTCTACGATCGTCAGCCCGAACTGCGCGACGAAGACGCTGCGTTGTTCGAGTCTGGCGCAGCGGGGATCGGCTAGTGCAAGACAGTCCGTCGTACCAACACTGCTACAAGGAGGAAGTCACATGCTCTACATCGTCACCTTCGTTCGTGATGGCAAGCACGAGCGTCATGAGCTTTCGTTCGCCCAAGCACGTACCCTCTCTGGCTACCTGCTTCACACCTTCGGCATCGTCGCTGACGTGGAGCGTGCTGCGTGACGCACCTAGTTCACCGACACGCCCACTGGTTCACCGTCCTCCTAGTAGAGGTCGGCCGCATTCTTGGCGCAGGGTACTGAAGGAGACAGCATGAACATCACGAAGGTTGACACCGATCGCTACGCCGTCATCGCTGACAACGGTGAAGTCGTAGGCGAGATCCGCAAGACAACCGCTAGCGTCGGGCAGTCCACGACAAGCGGTCGCGTCCAAGTCAATCAGCGCACCGTCACTCGGTGGCGCGTCGTTGGCGATCCGTACCACTACCCGTTCACGACCCGCATGGCAGCGGCTCGCGACATCATGAAGAAGGTGCATGCCGCATGAACAACAACATCGAAGCACTTCGGGCAGTCATCAAGCGGTTCGGACTCAAGGTGCAAGACAAGACGGTGCAGCGCATCGTCGGTCAGTACGCGCTTGGCATCCTGACACAGCACGACGCGGAGACAGCGCTCGTGCAGTTGTCGACAGGCAAGTTCAGCCGCGTCATCCGCTGACGGTCGTTGGAGAGAGCGACCGCAGTCACACGTTCCACAACCCGAAAGGACAGTCACATGAGCACCAACATCTACTCGCTCGACATCTACGACGACTTCAGCACGGAGCCGCAGTGGCGCCTCGACTTCACCACGGTCGAGAAGGCTGAAGCTGCACAGCACATGCTCGAGACCGATGAGGGTCTGCAAGGCATCTCATGGACGCGCATCAGCATGCGTCCGCTTGACGACAAGGCGGTTGACGAGTTCTACGCCGCCATGGCTGCACTGAACGCCTGACACACACCTGTTCAACGTTCCACAACCTAGAAGGAGTCACAGACATGAAGACGTTCGCCGCATTCGCAGAGGTCAACTTCGCCGACGGCACCACCTTCGCCTTCAGCCGTACAGGGGTCAACGCCGAAGACGCAGCCGCTCGGCTCGGCATGGCTGTCGCACATCACGACAACATCTTCAACCACAACGGCATGAAGGTGTGGCCGGAGATCCTCGTCAACGAGCTTGACGCAGGTGCCGACCCCACCGACTTCCACTTCATCCAGGAGCGGGAGGAGCGCACCGCCGACGTCGAGGAGATGTTCCAAGCGGAACAGCAAGCCGCACGGTTCCGCAACGTCTGATCGTTCGTCACACGTACCACCGACCGAAAGGGAGTCACATCATGCAGGACTACATCATCACCTTGGACGGCGCAGGCACGGCCAACTGGCCGCCACGCATCGTTCGTGCAGAGAGCGAAGTCGACGCCATCCGTGCGATGAAGCTTGACACGCCTGACATCTGCGGCAAGCTTCGCAAGCTTCCCAACCAGAGCAAGTTCCGCGACGCCGACTACCGCACGTTCTCGGTCGGCATCTACAAGGACTACCCGAAGAGTCGGTACAACCGTGTCCGTGCGATCCGGCTGCACCGCGACGGCTACTTCGTGAGCAACCTGTACGTCTGATCGTTCATCGTCCACGCAGTACGTACCACCTACCGAAAGGAAGTCACAGTCATGCCGAACATCAACTGCACCGAGGTCAACCACCTGGGCGACCCTTGCCGCATGAAGTTCAACCGCTACGTCGGCAAGCACTCCACGCCTATGTGCAAGCGTCACGCTGACAAGTTCGACGCCGACACGCAGCGGTACATGAAGCTGCTCGTCGTGTCGCACGAAGAAGGCAATCACGTCAACGACGACAAGTCCGAAGGCATCGTCGACGAGGACGGTCGCCTTCTGTTCTGCAGCGCGTGCCGTCTCGAAGCTGAGAAGCGCGAGTGGCTGGAGCGCGTTGGTGACGTTGCGCTTGACGACCTGTGGAACGCCAAGGACATCTGGGAGCGTTGCACGAAGATCGTCAAGAAGGATGCCGCTGCACGTACCAAGTTCGCAGCGGACGTCGTCAACAATCCGTTCTACGCGATCGAGTGGTCGGAAGGGTTCGTCGAGCAGGTGCAGATCGCTGTGTATGCACAGCGCGTCCTGGACCGTGTCGGCAAGGAGCTTCCGACCCGCTACGGACAAGAGCCTGTCATCGGCACGTGGAACATCATCACGGCCATGCAGGCAGTGCGCGAAGAGGCGACCAACGAGATCATGGGGACGCTGAGTCTGAGCAGCGGGCTGTTCCACCGTGACGTCGCCATCGCCAAGCAGTCGGGTGCGAAGAAGTTCGTCACGAGCACCTACTGGAGCTGACATGCTCTGCGCATGCGGCAGAGCAGCGACACGGAAGCTGTTCGTTGGCGACCATGTACAAGGCGATCCGAAGTGCAACCGATGCACGGACCGAGCAGCGTTCGCGACGTTGATGCGTGAGCGTCGCGTCGTTGCCGTTCCGATGAAAGGAAAGTCACATGCCTGACAAGGACACGATCCTAGAGCGCGTTCGCAAGCTGCTGGACAAGGCAGACAGCACGACGTTCGAGGAAGAAGCAGCCACGTACCGCGAGAAGGCTGACGCTCTGATGCTTCAGTACGCCATCGAGTCGTTCGAAGTTGACGCGGCTCGCAAGGAAGGAAGCAAGGAGCGCGAGTCGATCGTGCTTCACAAGTTCGTCATCTGCAAGAGCGACAACCCTGTCAAGGATCAACTCGTCAACCTTGCAGGCATCGTCGCCAGCCACGTGCGGTGTCGGTCGGTGTTCTACGGCATGTCGACATCGCCCAAGTGGAAGATGGACGTGAGCATCGGTGTCGTCGGCTACGAGAGCGACGTCAAGTACGCGGAGATGCTCTTCACGTCACTCTGGCTGCAACTGTCGGCGAACCTGGAGCCCAAGCCCGATCCCGAGCTTGATGACGTTGACAACTTCGTACACATGCTCGAGAACGGTGTGTCGCGCAAGCGGATCGCCGAGCTGATGGGCATGCCTGCGAAGGAGTCGTCGTATCAGCGCATCAGCAAGGCGTACATCGCGTGGTGCAAGGAGAACGACAAGGTGTATCACGGTCGCAACACTCGGCCGCTCCCTGTCACCTATGCTCGGAACTACGCATCGGCGTTCACGTCGCGCATCGGTACGCGTCTCTACGAGATCCGCAAGCGTCAGCAGGAGCAGGTGGAGTCAACGGGTAAGGGCATCGTCCTGTTCGACCGGAACAAGCTCGTGTCGGATGCATACAACGAGATGTTCCCGCCGAAGTCGCTGTCAACGCACCGCGAACGTTCCACCGCCAAGTTCAACGCAGCGGCACAGGAGCGCGGTCGGGAAGCAGGCAACCGCGCAGACCTCGGTCAGAAGCGCATGGCGAACGACAAGAAGGAGTTGGGCTGACATGGCGTCACGCGCTGTCAACACGATGGTCGAGGCATACCGCAGGATGCGACAGCACGAGCTTCAGAACAAGATCGTCGAGGACGACTTGATGAACCTGATCCTCACGCTGTCGCCGCAGGAACTCAACGACTACGTCGCGATGACCGATGACATCGACGAAGCCGCTGCGATCGTCGGTCAGATGATCGAGCGCTCGGAGTTCGCTCGGAGTACGCTGCGACAGACGATCAGTCGTGACCTGAACTACGCGGGTCGCGACACCGACACAGTAGGGAGGGATGCTGCACGATGAAGACCGCTGCACGCCGTGTCAAGAACGTTGACACCTGGGCAGAACTCATCGCGGACTTCCGCGAGCACCTCGGGCCGGAGGCGGCACGAGAGCATGGCTACATGCAATGGATGCGTGACAGCGCGTCACTGACAGTCGCGATCGATCGGGCTGCACGTGCGACGTATCCGAACGGCAAGCGTCACAACCACCAGTCACGGGTTCGTGTCTTGGAGGAGTGGCGCCTCCGTCTCCGCGCACGTCAACGTTGGTTCGACAGGTGTGACACCTTCGACCAACTGCACGATCTGTGTCACATGCTCCGTATCCCCGGGATTGGTCCGGTCACGGTGTATGACACGGCACAGCGCATCGGGGAGTATCTCGGTGTCCAGCCCACACGCGTCTACTTGCATGCTGGCGTCAAGCTAGGTGCAGACGCACTCGGACTGGAGACGAAGGGACGGGAGCACCTGGAGATGCAGGAACTACCTCGGCCGTTGCAATCGCTCACCGCGAACGAAGTCGAGGACTTCCTCTGCGTCTACCATGAAGTGCTTCCACGGTTCAGAAAGGAGAGACACGTACCGACACGTCCGTCAGAGCGGTGAGCACCTACACAAGGAGAGTCGCAGATATGGATGCACGTCGAGCCGCAGCAAGCAGCAAGAGCAAGACCGTCAAGACGAAGGGAGCACCAGTGGCAACCAAGACCGCACGCAAGGCGGGACGCAAGACCGCAGCGAAGAAGCCTGTCGCTGCCAAGCGCACCGCGAAGAAGACCACCGCCAAGAAGACGGCTGCACGCAAGCCGGTCAACCAGAAGGCGGCTCAGGAGTCGGCACGTGTCACGCTGAACGAACGGTTCGAGTCCGACGGTGCAGCCGTCGTCGCGTCGTTCAAGAAGCACGACGGCGACTGGGCGAAGATCGCCAAGGACACAGGCATGAGCGCTGGCAAGGCACAGCGGATGTACGTGCGTGCCACCCTGGCGCCGAAGGACCGCCTGTTCACCAAGGGACTGACTGACAAGGAGATGGGCGAGGCGATCGTCAAGCTCAAGGATCAGGACGGTCTCAAGTTCATGCCTGACATCTGGGCGCGGACGGGTCTCGGACCTGCACGCATCCAGGAGCTCTACGTGAAGCACGGTGGCGGCAAGAACGTCGCTGACGCGCCGAAGCGTGAGTCGGCAGGCGGAGCACGCAAGGCGAAGAGCACCGCGAAGAGTGGTGGTCGCCGTAAGGCGTCTGGTCATACGGAGACCGAAGCGCAACGCCTCACTCGCGGTCAGCGTGACAAGGTGCTTGGCGAAGTACAGAACGTCAAGACGTCACACGATCGCCTCATGGAACTGCTTCCCGGTCGTCGGGTCGAAGTCACGGCAGAGGTTGACGTCAAGGACGGCACCGCTGTCGCGCTCGCTCCGTACGAACTGACCGTCAAGAAGATGGTCCGTGTTGCCGACGCCGACAAGGGTCGCAGCATTCAGTTCAACGACATGGACGGCAAGTTCCACGCGGTGTACGTAGCGGACGTGACACGCGTCCGTTAGCCTGTGCATCGCCGGACTGAGGTTGAGGGTCGGCTCCCGTCGCATCTCTCCCGGGAGTCGGCCCTCTTCCATTCCACGTACCATCACAAGGAAGGATCGGTCACATGCCAAGCATCAAGTGCATCAACGGTCACGTGCATGACAGCGTCGCGGCAGTCAAGGCGTGCAGCACCACTCAGCGCAGCGCGGCACCGCAGAGCGCACGCAAGCAAGGTGGGCCCACACCGAAGCAGGAGAACTACATCCGCAAGCTGTTGGAGGAGGTCGGGAAGCAGGAGTCCGACCTGACCAAGCCGCTCGCGGAGTACAACATGGCGGAGGCTTCGTCACTGATCGATGGGCTGCTCGCAGAACGTGCGACCAAGCCGCGTGAGAAGAACCCGACCAAGGGCATGAAGCCGAACGTCGCTGGCAAGGGCTGTCTGAACGGCACCTACACCGTGGTCTTCGACGAAGCGACCGATGACCGCATCACGCTCCGCTTCCGCATCCCAACGTTCGGCACGTGGAAAGGCGTGCAGTTGGTTGAGTACCTGTACGGTCCCGACAACGAGAACGACTTCGTACGATGCGCCAACGCTGTCGCTGGTGGCTACTACGTGTGGCACACCGCGACGGGTAACAGCCGCGTGATGAATGCGATCACGTTCCTCGCGTCGGAAGCTGACGTCGAGCAGCAACGAGCCGCTGGTGAGATGTATGCGCTGGCGTCATCGCGCTGTTGGCGATGCAACCGCAAGCTGACCGTTCCGGCAAGCGTCCACCGTGGACTCGGACCCGACTGCGCGATGATCGTGGGGTACGCATGAGACGCCGTAAGAAGAAGCAGTTCAAGGAGTTGGCGATCACCGCATACAACGACATCGTCGACGCGTGCATACAGCTGGAGAACGAGTACCCGCCGGAGATGGTCCTCGAAGACCTCGGCTTCGCCGCGACAGGACTGTCCGAGTGGTTGGAGTCACTCGGCGTCACCGTGCCGAAGGACGAGGAGGACCGAGTCGGAAAGGTCATCTGATGTGCGTCCGCAAGTTCCGTCCGTCACACGAACGACACCTCCGGCTACGGCCGATGGATGAGGAGGCTCAGATGCAGTATCCGCACGAGATGCAGTTGATGCAGGAGCAGGACGCCGCACTTGACGGTCCGACCGATGACCGTCCGTGGGGCGAGCAACAGTCTCAGGTCGATTGGCTTGAGACACGGTTCGAAGGCGGGATGTTCGACGGCGACCCCGACGGCGACGACCTCGAGTACTTCGAAGGATGGGAGGACGAATGAACTACCCGCTGATCGGCTTCATCGCTGTCGCAGTCGCGATCGTCGCGCTGTTGTTCGTCATCATCAAGTGGGGTCATCTCCCCGACGAGAACGTTCTCGGACAGGTGACACGTGGCGAGGACCTGCACTGGCGCATCGGACCTGACGATCCGACGACGGTGCGCGTCATCCCGACCATCGACGTGCCACTGCCGTATGTGCCTGACGTTGGCGAGCTACCCGGAGACGAGGACGTTGCACGTTTCTGGGGTACGCACCCCAGCGGCAAGGCGTAGCACGGCATTCCCGAAACGCTGGACCCTGCTGGTCGCTGCCTGAAGCTCAGGCGCTAGCAGGCACAAGTTACTGGCCGTCCTATACGCGTCAGGCAGCGACCAGCACAGGGACCGCAACAGGGTATGGGCGCAGCCGCCTATGCCGTGCCTGCACCACACCCGAACGTAGGTGCAGGGAGCAGCACGTTCCACACCGCATCAGATCAAGGACCAAGGAGGAACACCATGGAGAAGGCAGTCTTCGCCGAGCTGAGTGCTGACGGTCGTTCGATCGAGATCTACTTCGACCCGTCACCGCGATGGCTCGCAATCATGCACGAGATGCGCGCTCGTTTCATGCCCAAGGACAAGGCACCGGAAGGTGTCGCTCACTGGCGTCTGCACCTTGACTGGCCGGATGCGCAAGAACTCGCAGCCCGCGTCGGCAAGGAGAACCTGACGCTTGGTGATCAACTGAACGAGTGGGCGTGGACGCAGAAGCAGATCGCAGAGACGGTTCACGAGTTGGTCGGCGCGTCATCCGGCGAACTGTCCCGTCTCCCCGAAGTTCTGCCGGACCTGTACGACGCTGTCTTCCTTGGTCCGATCGGCAAGAACATGAACGACAAGGAGCGGAAGGTCGGGTTGGCTGCGGACGAAGGTTCGTATCAGACCGCTGACGTCGCGTTCATGTCGTTCACGGAGCACGTCCTCAACGCCAACCAGCCGGGGACGGGGAAGACCATCGAGACGATCGCAAGCATCTTCGAAGCAGGCACCGATGACGGTCCGAACCTTGTCATCGCACCGCTGACGGCGCTTGAGACCGTGTGGCTGGAGCACTTGCAGAAGTGGCAGCCGCATCCCGTCATCATGGGAGCAGGCGAGCGGATGCCGCGTGCCAAGCGAGAGCGTGCCATGTACGAGATGCAGGTCATGCTCGACAGCGGTCACCCGTTCTTCTACGTGTGCAACCCGGACATGGTTCGCATGCGCAAGGAGAAGAGTGGCGAGGAAGACGGCAACGTCGTTCACCTGTACTCGGAGTGGCCGTTGCTGCACGACATCGAGTGGAACAACATCATCATCGATGAAGTGCATCGCGGTGCGCTGCGCAACCCGAAGTCGTACACCGCTCAGGGGATGTACAAGCTCAAGAGCGCTGAGGGTGGCAAGCGTTTCGCGTTGTCGGGTACGCCGCTCGGAGGACGTCCCATCAACCTGTGGGGCATCCTTCACTGGCTGCATCCCGACAAGTTCTCGTCGAAGTGGCGTTGGGCGCAGCAATGGCTCGACCTGTCGGACAACGGGTACGGCACCGACATCGGTGGCATCAAGGAAGCACGGGTCGATGACTTCTACAAGGAGCTCGAGCCGTACATGGTGCGTCGTACCAAGGCTGAAGTGCTGACGTGGCTTCCGCCGAAGGATCACATCGACGTGTGGTGCGACATGACTCCGAAGCAAGAGAAGCAGTACAAGGAGTTCGCACTTGCCGCCGAAGTGAAGATCGGTGACATGCAGTTGACCGCGACATCCATCCTCGCCGAGTACACGCGTCTGAAGCAGTTCGCTGGCGCGGTGCAGGACTTGGAGGTCAAGGACGATGGGTCGAAGAAGCTGCACGCGCAGCCCGACAGCGGCAAGCTGAACCAGGTACTCGAGCACTTGGAGGAGCTCGGTATCCTGGAGGACGGCAAGGCGGTCGAGGAGACCAAGGCTCAGACAGTCATCTTCAGTCAGTTCGTTGAGATCGTGCAGATGTTCGCGAAGGACCTGTCCGATCGCGGCGTGCGCGTCATGACACTGACTGGCGAGACGAAGGACCGGATGCATGTGCAGAAGTCGTTCCAAGCAGGTGAAGTGACGGTCGCGATCTGTCAGACGATCACCGGCGGTCAGAGCATCGACTTGGACATGGCTGACACGTGCTTCATCCTTGACGAGACCTGGAACCCCGACGACCAGGAGCAAGCCGAAGACCGTATCCACCGTGGTAGCCGTATCCACCAGGTGACGTGCTACTACCTGCGAACGAAAGGAACCGTAGACGAGTACATCAAGAAGACGACAGACCGCAAGGGTGGTATCAACAAGATGGTGCTCGATGACTGGCGCAACCTGCGCCTCGTCTGATCAATATGGTTACAAAGGAGAGTCACGACATGAAGAAGCTACTCATCACCGCAGCGATCATCACCGCAACGCTCGCCGTCGGATGCTCAACGCCGACGGACACGACGAACGCTGCACCGGAGACAGGGAACGTCGGCGGCAACGTCCCGAACACCGAGAGCGTTGACTCCGAGCAGGAGGAGCTCGCTACTTGGTGGTTGACGAACGAAGACAAGTGGTACGAGATGACTGACCGCTTCGCAGCCGTTGATCTGGAAGGTGCTGTCGATGTGATGAACAGCATGGACCCGATCCCGAATGCTTCGCTGAACAATCTGTTCATCCGGTATCAAGCGGAGATCAACGAAGCGCTCATCCGACTCAACGCGGGCGACATCGCTGGTGCCACTGCCAACATCAAGGCTGGCACGGCTATCATGCGAGACATCACCGCTGAGATCGGCTCGCTGTAACGGCTGAACAGGAAGGGAGTCACATCATGACGGCTGAATTCGTTCGCGTCGTTCCGATGACAGGGAGCAAGGTGCATCTGACCGAGGAGGCACCGAAGCAGCACAGCCGCACGGCACGCAACGTTCCGTCGCTGTGCGGCATGGTGCTGAAGACGGTGTACATGCCGACGCTCCGTGAAGTGCGCGACATGGAGGTGACGGACTGTCAGAAGTGCTTGAAGGTCCGCGCCAACCGTGACGAGCACTCCCTCTCCTACTACCGAAAGGAGGATGAGTGATGCCTGACGTGCAACTGTGCGAGTGGTTCGCTATGTGCGCGAACCCTGCGGACGGCATGATGCCGCATCCGATCCTCGGTGGTGTGCCGTGCTGTGAAAGGTGCGCAGCCGTTGTCGGTGCAGAGTCGGAGCTAGTGAAAGGAACGTTCGAGTGACGAAGCGTCACATTGAAGTCCTCATGCTCAAAGCGTTGGGCTTGTCCAGCCGTCAGGTCGGGCAGATCCTATGGCTGTCTGAGAAGACGGTCAAGGCGCATCTGCAGTACCTGTCGGCACGACTCGACGCACGCAACACCACGCACGCTGTCACCATCGCACTGACACGTAACCACTTCACCCTTGCGGACCTTCAGGTCCTTGAGGAAGAGATCAGCGAGCGACTCCGAGAGGAGGCATCATGAACAAGATCGTCATCTACATCAACGAGGACGATGCGGTCGTGTCGGTCGCACTGAACGGAGTGTTCGTCAGTCCGGCAGACTGGGACGCGGTGTACGAAGGAGGCAAGGAGTACTCGGATGCGCAGGCATCACCCTTCTGGCCGGGACCCGCATCATGAGCACACTGAAGAAGGGCGACGTCGTAGTGCTGCGCGATGGCCGTCGTGCAGAGGTTGACGCCATGGCCGAACGGAGTACGGAGTACGTTTGGCTGTGGGTTGGGAACGCACGAGTGTTCACCAGCCTCCGCGTCAGCGAACTGAAGGACGTGGTCTTCCGCAAGGGGATCACGCCGGAGATCGCTCACAATCACGCGGTCAACGAGGAACGCTTCCACGCGCATCCCGGCGGTGCAGCACCGCACTGGCATCGGTCAGTCCGTGATGCAGCGAACGTCAGCGGATACCGCGTCCGAGACATCGAAGAAGGTGATGCTCACTGGGGAGACGAGGACGTGACGACACGACGTCCGGTGCATGGCGTGTGACGTGTCTATGCGAAGCCCGCGCACGTGTGTACGGGTTCAACGGCTAGGGTGGACTAGGGACTAAGACGGACAGCGTCAGTCCCTTCCTACCCTTCCGTTCTGTGCGTCGTCCTGTGAGGACTACAATCAGCAGCGGATCGTAGCCGTTGAACCCGTACAGCCGCGTACGCGAGGGAAACGAAGGAGGCAGTATGGGCAAGAAGAAGGAAGTCAAGGCGCTGATCAAGCAGATCGTCGCGTCGTTCGAACTACTGATGGACCTCGATCCGGAAGCAGCACTTGACGCGATGGACGCTGCACACACCCGAGTCGGTGAAGACCCGCGCATGGTGCCAGTCATCATCAAGCGCGTGAAGGAGGAAGCCGACAAGCAGGTGCAGGAGATGCACGAGCGGATGCAGAACGCTGGTGTCACGGTGCTTGAGATGTCAGCGGAGGAGGCTGCCAAGTTCATCGAGGAGCACGCGATCAAGGAAGAGTCGATGCTTGACGCCGACATCAAGGGTCTGCTGCGCGAGAACAAGGAGAACTGACATGAAGAGAAGCTACTGGGTCATCATCGCGGCAGTCGTAGTCGCGATCGTGACGATCGGCTTCCTGATCGGTGCCAACATGCCGACCGATGGAGGAAGCGGGAGCAAGGACGTCCCTGTCGAAACGAACAGCGGAGTGGTCATCGACGGAGACAGTCAGACCGTCGGACTCGCGTCGAGCTTCGTGCCGGATGAGCGCGTGCGATGCAACGATGGTTGCAAGAAGCGACGCAGCAAGGTTGACCCGCCTGTGCATGCTCGATCACATCCTGCACCGCTCGCTCGGACAGCACGTGTCAGCGAACTCCTTCGCGGAGGCAAGCGATGCAAGGCGAAGGAAGTCGAAGTCTGGGCGAACAACGCGGCAGGCGGATGGATGTGGACGTTCAACTACAAGCGCACCGTCTGTTGGCGTCCTGGCACCGACAACTTCGTCTACAATCATGTCGACACGTGGACGGAGATCGGCAATGACATCTGGAACATCTGGAAGGATGGCGGTAGCAACGGTGACGCGTCGTCTCAAGGACAGCATCCGTCAGGTGTCAAGTGGTGGGCGATCACCAAGACACGAACGTTCGACATGTGCTTGACGTTCTGCTACGCCGACTGGCACGTCAGCGGTACACAGAACTTCGACACGTCCGGCGGATACGAGTGGTCCAAGACCGGACAGCCCGGAAGCTGACACACTGCACCTGACGCAGCGGGAGGGAGGTGAACCACTTGGACACACCGGAGTATGGCATCAGCACCTACACGGAAGAGGAAGCTGATCAACCGACCGACGTCTTCAAGATCATGCAGCAAGAAGAGAAAGGACAGCCGTTCGTCACCGTGGAATACGTCGCGTCGTTCGTTGACGAGGCAACCGCGATCAACTTCTGTGACGTGTGGCGCGGCAAGGCACTGGAAGGAGAAGCTTGAAGATCATCATCCCCTCGACAGAGCTAGACGCCGTCGACATCGTTGACGGTAGTTTGGTCATCGACTTCAACCGAGCAGCGGAAGCGGCGATGTCACTCCGTCGCACCGCACGTCGGCTGGAAGCCGGTGAAGACATGACAAGGACCATCGCAGCCGCAACGCCTGAACAGCTTGCGGAAGCGATCGATCACTGCGTCACTGACGGAGACAGCTAGCTCCGTCTGACGCGGTAAGATAGGACCGCACGGACGGGTCAGTTGACGACCTGGTCGATGACCGAGCGCTGGGCTCTGTGACTGCCTGATCTCGGGCTGATCCGTCCGTGCGTCCTTCCCATTGACGTGACACGCAGTAGGGATGCACACTGACAGACAGAGGAGTACGGTGTGCAGTCCGCAGTCAGGCAACGTCACACCAACATCAAGAAGGTTCCGTCCGGTAGCTCCGACTCGGCATCGGAGCAGAGGGGAGATGCAACATGACAGAGACCAGCGGTCCTGTTCCGATCCGTCTGTTGGACGACAAGCCGTTCAACAAACACAGCATGAACGTCAACAATCAGACGTCACCGTTCGACAACGGCAATGTCGACGTCGGCGTCGACAACATCACTGTCAAGCTCGTGCAGGGCATCGATGAGGATGCGCTGCGTATCACTCTCGGCCGTAGCGTTCTCGCTACGATCGGCGTGGACCCCAACGTTCCGCCGGAGAAGCTCCCTTGGGAAGAGATGTTCAAGGGAGGGCTTCAGACGGCACTTGAGTCACAGGTCTTGGTCTTCGAAGTCGCGGGAGTCTCGCGCACCTGTACTCATCAGTTGGTCCGGTCCCGTCGTGCCGCATTCCATCAGCAGTCGCAACGTGCAAGCTTCATGGGGAACCGACCTGACACGCGCCTACCCATGTCCGTCTTTCGCAACACCAGAGCGCATGCAGCCGCGATGGAAGCGATCGCCGCTGCACATCACGCCTACGAGATCGCATGCGAAGAGGACATCGCCTTCCAGGATGCGCGGTTCATCCTGCCGGAGGGGACGGAGACGTACATCCTCTGTGAGTACCCGATCCGTGAGTTCCTCAACGTCTACGCCTATCGCGCGTGCAGCATGTTTCAGTGGGAGATCATGACGGTGATGCGTCTGATGAAGCAGGAGCTCGTCGCCGCGCATCCGTGGATCGAGAAGTACGTCAAGATCACGTGCGAGAAGACGAAGGTCTGCGAGTTCCAGGGATGGGAACGTGTCGAGGGACACTGCGAACTGCCTTGGGCCAAGGAGGACAACCGACGGTATCAACCTGATCCGTCGCTGCGGATCGGCGGGTGACCGCCATGCAATCCGACGTTCCGATCTCGTTCGAGTCCGACGAGACCCTGCGCAAGCCGCAGACATGCGCAGCCGCGTGGTGTCAGAAGCGCATACAGGCGGGTCGCCGTGTGGTCGCCTTGACAACGCTGACGCGGGCTGACGGCAGTACACCGCAGAAGGGCGACGACCTCCTAGAGCTCAAGAACGTTCTGACGTTCTGGCACACCGACTGTCGAGAGCGTCAGCTCCGAAAGGAGAAGCGTCATGCCAAAGCGTGAAGAGCTCGTGCTGCTTCGCACGTCGGAGCGCGGCGTGTGGGGTCAGTGTCATCAGCAATGGGCATGGCGGTTCATCGACAACCTGCAACCGCGCACGTCGTCACCACCTCTGGAGTTCGGCACGCTGTGGCACAAGGCGATGGCCGACTACTACATCCCAGGGAAGAAGCGCGGTCCGCATCCCGCCAAGTCGTTCAAGCTGTACTTCGACAGCGATGTCGCGAGCAAGTTCCGTCTCCGCAACAGTGACGCGGAGTGGGACGACGCGCTTGAGCTAGGCGTCGCGATGGCTGAGAACTACGTCGACGAGTTCGGTCGTGACAGCAAGATCGAGATCATCGCACCGGAGATGCCGTTCGCGTACCGCATGACGGACGTCGGAGGACAACCGTTCTGGGTCGTCGGTCGCTTCGACGCGCTGTTCCGCTGGCTCACGACGCATGAGTACGGCATCCTGGAACACAAGACCGCAGCGTCGATCAGCACCGCGCACCTACAGATGGACGAACAGGCAGGCACGTACTTCATGTTCGGACGTCTCTGGGTGAAGGAACTGCAACGACGACTGATCATCCCGAAGGGCAATCGTCTTGAGCTTGACATGGTGCTGTACAACTTCGCTCGGAAGGCGAAGCCTGACCCGCGTCCTCGTGACGACGCAGGCATCTATCTGAACAAGGACGGGACGCAGAGCAAGACGCAGCCGCCTCCCTACTTCGCTCGTGTGCCTGTGTACCGTGACGAGGAGGACAGCAAGCGTTTGGTCAAGCGCATCCGACAGCAAGCATGGATGATGCGTCAGCAGCGCGAAGGCAAGCTTCCGATCATCAAGACACCGTCGTCCGGATACCCTGACCGTCACTGTGAGGCATGTCCGTTCAAGGCGATGTGTGAGTTGCACGAGACTGGTGGTGACTGGCGGTCGTACGCCAAGATGAACTACGACGTCGCCGACAACTATCAGGAGTACAAGGAAGACCTCGAAGAGGACATCATCACCATCGGAGGGAGGTGGAACTAATGGCAGCACCACCGATCCACAAGCTTGGTGAGCGACCGACGCATTCACGCATCTGCGTCTACAGCGCACCTGGGCTCGGGAAGACTGCGCTTGCATGTAGCAGTCCGAACGTTCTCATCCTCAACGCCGACGGTCCTGACGGACCAGAGGCTGCAAGAGCGCTGGGATACAATCCGAGCATCTGGGACATCGACGGAGAGAACCCGTTCGAAGAGCTTGACAACGCCTACAAGTACATCCGTCGGTATCCCGACAAGTACGAGTGGGTCTGGCTTGACAGCGCGACACTCTTCCAAGACAAGTCGATGGACGAGATCATGGAGGACGTACACAAGGCGAAGCCGCACAGGTCGATCTACTTGCCGGACAAGCCTGAGTATCAACTCAACCAGAACCAGTTGTCCAAGTGGATCCGTCACATGACAGCGCTCCCGATCAACTTCGGGTTCACTGCGCATGAGGCGCGATTCGAGGACGACGACGGCGAGACCGTGTACCTTCCGATGATCCAGGGAGGACAGGGAGCACTATCGTCGAAGCTGTGCGCATGGATGGGCATCGTCGGTCGGCTCACGGTTGAGACGACACGTGTCCGAGAGGAGGGAAGCAAGCGACGAGAGACAACGTCGGAGCGACGTCTACAGGTGCAGTGGACAGGCAAGCACTACGCGAAGGACCGGCTCAGTGGTGGCAGGTTGGGCGAGTACGTGTCCGACCCCACCATCCCTAAGATCATGGAGGGCATCAACGCTCCAGCAGCCCGGAAGCCTAAGCGGCGTCCCGTACGGAAGAGCACAGCGACCAGCAGGAGGACACGTTGACCAAGATCAAAGCAGACGTAAGCGGTTCCGACCCGGACAAGGCACTATCGGTCGGCAACCGGAAGTCTCCTCGTCCAGGCATGTACGTGGCGGAGATCGACACCGTCAAGTATCGCGAGGAGAAGGCAGACCTGGAAGTCACGTACAAGATCACGCAAGCCGACAAGGAGAAGAACGAGCAGTTCGTCGGCAGTCGGCTCTGGTCGTACGTCATGCTCGAGGACCATCCCTCATGGGAGCAGACGCAGTGGAAGCTCGACCAGTTGCTGCAAGCGGTCGGACTCGCCACGAAGAAGAAGCGGAAGGTCAACTTCGACACCGACGAACTCGAAGGCGAAGAGGTCGTGATCATCGTCGTGTCGGACACGAACAAGGAAGGCGACTATCGCGGTGCTGTCGGTGGCGTCATGATGTACGACGAGGAAACGTTCGGCCAGGACGTCGAGGACGATGACGACGAAGAGGACGAGCCGGAGCCGGACGCGTACAGCGATGACGATGACGACGACGAGGACGAAGCTTCCGACGACGAGGAAGCACTGCCGTACGACGAGTGGTCTCTCGCCGAACTGAAGGCAGAGCTCGAAGCACGCGACATGGACGCGATCAAAGGCAAGGCGAAGATCATCGCAGCGCTCGAAGAGGATGACGAGTCCGAAGAGGGCGATGACGATGACGAGGAAGAAGCCGAGCCGGAAGCAGGTGAGTACGACGACCTGTCCGTCGCCGATCTCCGCAAGGAGTGCGTGGAACGAGGGCTGAAGAAGAACGGCACCAAGGACGCACTGATCGCACGTCTCGAGGAGTTCGACGCGAACCCGCCGGAGGATGAGCCGGAAGCAGACGACGATGACGATGACGAGGAAGAAGAGGAAGCTCCGAAGCCGCGTCGACGCAAGCCTGCAACGGCGACCAAGAGCAAGAAGACCGTCGCCAAGCGTTCGTCGTCGAAGTCAACTCGCAGGAAGGGAAGCAAGGATGACGGCTTCCCGTTCGACGAGTAACGCTGACGCCGACGACTTGGTGACAGGTAACTTCGGTGTCGCATGCTATCTGTGGTTCTCGGGCTTCGTCGTGAACATGGAATGGGAGCATGACGTGTGCTTCTTCCGCTTCACGCGCAGTCCGGAACTACAGACAGCGTCGTCCGCGTATCACAAGGGACGAGCGACAGTAGACCCTCGGAAGTTCTGGCCGAAGGTCGCGGAGTTCAAGTCCATGGTCTACGCGAGCAAGCCATAGCCAGATGCAGAAGTCACAGACATTCGAGACGTTGAAGCCGTTCCTCATCGAGGAGGTCGGCAACGACGAGTGGGACATGCGCTGTCCGCTGCACGGTGACAGGAAGCGGTCAGCACGTGTCAACTTCGAGAAGGGTCTGTGGAACTGTTTCGCTGGCTGTGGTGGTGGACGCCTGACTGGTCTCTTGCGCAGGATGAAGACCGAAGGCCAAACGGTCACATCGAAGACGCGTAAGTCCACGAAGAGCGGCAAGGCACGCTCTGGGAGATCAGTCACGCCTGATGATGTATCGCGGTGGCACCGGACGCTACTGGGAGACGCGGTGCAGCGGGAGAACCTCCTGCTCAAGCGCGGCATCAACGAAGACACCATCCGAGAGTACGAACTTGGGTGGGATCAGATCAGTCAGGCGTTCACCATCCCCGTCTATGAGCAGGACGGCACACTGTTCAACGTTCGGAAGTACCGACCGAACGCACCGTCAGACAAGAAGATCTTCTGGGCGGTTCCGAAGGACCCCGACAAGAAGGTTCCGCTGTATCCCGAGTCGTCTATGGACTCTGACGCGGTAGTGCTTGCTGAAGGTGAGACGGACGCGTTGATGTCGTGTCAAGTCGGAGTTCCCGCAGTGACAGGGACGGCAGGAGCGAACACGTGGCGCATGGAGTGGTCGGAACGGTTCAAGGGGAAGCAGGTGTTCATCGCATACGACCGCGACTCTGCGGGCGAGAAAGGAGCGCGACAAGCGGCTGAGCACCTTGAACCGTTCGCTCGCGACATCTTCCTCGTCAAGATCCCGTTGAGGAAGCCCGGAGCAGACATCAGCGACTATCTCTTGACACGCGAGAAGTCGGAGTGGCTGACGGTCCTGAAGCGGGCGAAGCCGTATCAAGTACGCAAGTCAGACCCGATGGACATGCAGCCCGTCGATGTCAGTGTGATGGGGTCGTTCGACGCGCAGAACGTCGGACGTGCGCAGAGCATGGAGGTGTTGATTCAGGCACGGTCGAAGGACCCGTTCTCACTGCCCAAGGTTGTCCACAGCACGTGCAGCATGGATGCTGGTAAGCAGTGCGCGATGTGTCCGATGATGCAGCGGAACGGCGAGCATGACTGGGCACTGCGTCCGTCGTCTCGCAACCTGCTCGCCATGGTCGGCACACCTGAAGCGACGCAGGCGGAAGCGATGCGCAAGGAAGTTGGCGCAGCGAAGTGTCAAGTGTTGCGACACGAGGTGACGTCCTATCAGTCGGTCGAGCAGTTGTACGTCCGTCCGTCATGGGAGGAAGAGTCGGGAGACTTCACACCGCGTCGCGTCCTTGGCATCGGCAAGCACGACACGCTTCCGTCGCAGACAGTGCGTCTCGTAGGAACGACGTGGCCGGAACCGAAGGAACAGCGCAACGAGTTCATGGCATGGACGGTTGAGGAATCAGAGAACGCCATCGACGAGTTCCGCATGACACCGGACCTGGCGCGTGACCTGCGTCAGTTCCAACCGGAGAAAGGACAGACACCGCTGCGCAAGCTGTGGGACATGGCGGCAGACCTTGAGTCGCACGTCACACGCATCTACGGACGACGCGACCTGCACATCGCCATCGACTTGGTGTATCACTCCGTCCTCGCGTTTCCGTTCCGAGGAGGGCTGGAACGCCGTGGATGGCTTGACGCACTGATCGTCGGTGACACACGGACAGGGAAGTCGGAAGCAGCGAAGCGCATGGGTGAGCACTACCGCGTCGGGAAGATGGTCAACTGTGAAGCAGCAACGTTCTCTGGTATCGTCGGTGGGCTTGAGAAGATGGGTGACAAGGAGTGGGCCGTCAACTGGGGTGCTGTGCCGATGAACGATCGTCGGCTTGTCATCCTCGACGAAGTCAGTGGGCTGTCGTACGAGCAGATCCAGCAGATGTCAGACATCAGAAGCGCAGGGACGATCACCTTGCAGAAGATCCGACAGGAGCAAGCATGGGCGAGGACGCGTCTGCTCTGGCTCGGGAACCCGCGTGATGCAGGCATGGATCAGTACACCTACGGCGTCATGGCGGTGCAGCCGTTGATCGGCAACCGTGAGGACATCGCACGTTTCGACTTCGCGATGGCGTTGACGTCATCCGACATCAAGCTCAAGGACATCCATCAACGTCCGATGACGGGTGAACCGCAGTACACGTCCGACGAGTGCCACTCCCTCGTTCTCTGGGCATGGTCACGACAGCCCGATGACGTTGAGTGGATCGGCACCGCTGAGGAAGACGTGATGAAAGCAGCGGCATGGCTCGGTGACAGGTACGTCGACAACCCTCCGCTCTTGCAGTCAGCGAACGCGCACGTCAAGGTGGCACGTCTTGCCGTCGCACTTGCGGCATGCACCTTCAGCACGGATCGCGCAGGGAGGAAGCTGTTGGTCACACAAGCGCA